CTTCAACCTTCTCTAAAATAGTTTCTACTGATAATTCTGGTAATAATTCTACTTTTGTTATATCATCCTTATTAAGAACAATACTTTCATTAATCTTTGTGAAATGTTCAGTTGAAGACTTATCAAATACCTTAAAGTTCTTTCTTACAATTTTACGGAATTCATCATTATACTTCTTCATATCTGTTAGGAAATTTAAGTAAAAATTATTGAAGGCATAGACCACTTTCTTTTGATATGACATTTTAGTTGTTTTATTATAATAACTTTCTTTTTTTCTATTCTAAACCTGCTTACATTTTCTATTAATAATTACTAAAACTTGAAGATATTTCCAAATAATTTCTTTATCTGTATCTCCTAATGTTGACCATATATCTTTAATTCTTCCTACAACATCTAAATCTATACCATGTTTTTTTACAACATCTTCATAAGTTTCTGTTAAAAAAAATTTCTCATCTTTTTTTACAATTTTTTCTTCATATCTTACAGCAACATGTTCATCAAAAACACTTTGTGGTAATTTTATATCAATATTTTTTGCTAATTGTAATCCACTTTTTACAAGTCTTAAATCTTTTATATCAGGAAATGATGATGTTAAATCTTTTAAGAATTCATCTAATTTACTATTGAAACATTCATAATAAGTAGTAATTTCTACCGCCATTACAAAATAATGTATTATAATATATATAACAATTTTTTCTTAAATGTTAATCATTATGCGTCTATAAAAATATATACTATAAATAAATGACATTTGTAAATACATATATATTAGATAGTACTACTAAAAAAATATATCCTAACACTGAAAATATAATAGGTTATATAGTAATAGGAATTGCTTTTGTTGTTCTTTTAATTTTAGCAATTATACAAAAGAATGTAACCTTTATTAAAGAACATCCTTTAAGATTTACGATTGAAACTTTAATAATGACATTAGGAACTGCTATTATAGTTACATATATATTCAAATTTAGTCGTGGAATTAAAATAAGAAATAATATTACATGGATTAGTATTATGACTGCTAAATTATTAATATTCCATATATTATTAGAAATATCAGGTATATATGATTATGTACTAAAACAATCATAATTACATTCTCCTTGTCTCCCCAAATATTGATTTAATTTCTCTATCTCTTTGACTTTGAAGATTATTCATTACTTTCATATCCATATCACTATTCATACCTCCACCTTTTCCAGTACCACCATCCTCTTCAGGTGTATGTATTCTTTGTTCCGTTCCAAATGGTGCAAAATTTTTTAATAATGTATTTGATGTACCTTGATTTTGATCATCTTCTCCTAGAAAAGAGAAGTTGTCTGAATATCCACTACTTGGTTGCTCTAATGGCATAATATCTTCTGTTGCCGAATTTATAAAAGATACAATATCATCTTCAAATAATATATTACCATCTGTTGTAATTAATGCAGGAACTCTATCAATTTGTGGTGGAATACGATGTTTATTACTCTCAACAGGTATAAATACGAAATTAGGTTTTAAATCTTTCTTCACAATATGATTAATAATATCACGACTAAATTGACAATAACTACTATAAAATAGTATTAGCTTACCTTTGTCCATTATTTATTTAAAGGAGTTAAAAATTCTGTTAATATAAAACGCTTAAATTAAAAAAATATGATTACTTAAACATCAAATAATATATATAATATATAAATGATGTTTGATCATATAGTACAAAAAGAAAACAAATTATCATTTGACATAAATGATATTGATGTAAGTATCGTAAATGCTATTAGACGAATTATTCTATCAGAAGTACAATCTATTGCATTTGCATTTGATCCTAATGCTAAAGAAAATGCTATTAAAGTAATTAATAATACAGGTTCTCTTCATAATGAATTTATTTGTCATAGAATATCTCTTATTCCTCTACACTTCTCACAAGAAGAACTTAAAAATTTTCATCCTGACAAATTTAATTTCGTTTTGAAAAAAGAGAACACCACTGATAGTATGCTAAATGTTACTACTGAAGATTTTGAAATATATGATGAAACTAATAAACAATACCCTAAAGAATTCTGTAATAGAATTCTACCTCCTAATAGTTTTACAAAGGATTATATCCTTATTACAAAATTGAAACCTAATCTATTTGACAAAAATAAAGGTGATAAGATACATATTGAAGCAAGACCATCTGTAGATAAAGGTAAGGCACATGCTAGATGGATTCCAACAAGTCTGTGTACCTATTATAATATTGTTGATGACAAATTAGCAGAAAAAGGACTTGAAGAGTATATTAAAGAACATAAAAATAGTGATCTTGATGAACCTGAATTAAGAGCAAGATTCAATACTCTTGAAATATATCGCTTCTATAAAAGAAATAAATATCTAGAACCCAATTCTTTTAGATTTGAACTTGAAACTGAATGTGGATTAAATTGCAGTTATATCTTTAAAACTGCTATTGAAGTACTAATTGAAAAATTGAAAAACTTCATTTCTAATATTGAAGAATTAAATACTATTACAGTTTCACAGTCTCAAGGTATGACATATTTTACAATTAATGGTGAAGACCATACTTTAGGTAATATTATACAAGCAATGCTATATAATATATATATTAGAGACACAGATGATAATGAATTGTCTTATATAGGATACTTTAAACCACACCCTCTAGAAGATAATATTGTCATAAAAGTTAAAGCAGAAAAAGAAGCACCTAAACTTGTTCAACAAGGTACTAGAAAAATTATTGAAAAACTTGATGATATGCTAAAAGAATGGCATCCTACTAAAGCAACCTAAACTAGTTCTTATTTACAACCTGATAATTATCTAATTCTTTTTTCTAATCATTCAATAATATAATATGGAAATTGAAGCTCCAATTAAAATTGATAGTCCAATTGAAGATCCAGCTAAAATTGAAAAACCAGAAGATATACCTATTAAAGAGACTGAAAATACAAAAGATACTGATGATGATGGTAATATAATAGTTATAGATGAAAATACTGGTGAAGATATGCTAATGGAATGTGAAGATGAAATTCTAGAACCATTAGAGTCAAGTGCTGAATTTATTGATTATGATAATCCAATACAATACACAGATGAACAAATGTCATTTAATCTATTAAATTTATTGAGTTTTAATGATAAAGATGTACTTAAAAATAAAACTTTCTGGAATAGACGTGCAAGAGAATTCGTAGACGTTTTTAAAATTCAATCAACAGAAGATAAACTAAACTCTAAACTTTTACCAATCATTATCGCTAATAAAATTGTTGTTATTGAAGAAGATGATGTTATAGAAGAAGAAGAAAGAGATGCTGAATTAGCTAATATATTCTTAACCGAAACAACTATGAAAGATATACTTGAAAATAGAGCTAATCTTTCTAAATCTAAAGAACCATTTATAACTAATTTTCCTACTTCTATTAAACTAGAAAGAATATGGACTTTAGATAGTGTAATTGCAAATGAAAAGAGTATTCCTACTAAAATAAAACATGATACATTTGGATATTTATATATGAGAGATACTACTATTAGAAGAGTACATTTACTTGGACAAATACAAAGTTTTAAAGAAGATGATGATAAGAATTTATATGATGGTGATAATGTTAATATTACTGGATTTGTTTATATGATTAACCCTTTATTTGAAACTATTACATTTAATCCTAATACATATCTTCATGATTTAAAAAATATGAATATTGGAGATAAAGTAATTGTATATTTTAATTATGATAATAATCGTAGAACTGGAAAAATTAAGACTATTGATAATGAAAAAATAACTGTTAGTATTACTACTGGTAAAACGGAAGATATTAAAATATCTAAAATAGAACTTTATAAAAATGATTATTTTATATATCCATACGATACTCCCAATATTTTCTATAAGTATATGCTTAAAGAAAATAATGTTAGTTTTATATTACTTGATAGTGATAATATACAAGATACAATTAAAATGATGACTCTTGATGTAGCAGAAGTATTATATTTATGGAGACCTCAAAGTAAAAATATATATTCAATATTAGATTTTTATAAAAGACTTTATGATTATGGATTAGTTGTAAATGATATTAATGAAAAAGCATTCTTATCTATTAAAGATCTTATAGACGATAATTCATTGAAAATTATTCAAAATACTCCTAGTAAAAACCCTGTGAAGAAAAAATATACAAAGACACTTAAATCTAATATTGATTTATTAGATTTTAAAAAACATGAAATTAAATTATCATCTTATAAACCTTATTTATATACTAATCATTTAGGTGATACAGAATATAATAGAGGAAGATATATATTAAATCAAGGTGATAATGGTCTTATATATTATACTCAATTTGTACAAGATTATAGTGATATGCTATTTACTATGGTAGATAAGAACAAAGAAATTTATGATAAAGAACTAACTGAATTAAATAAAAAACTTACAGATTTAGAAAAGAAATATAAAAATGTTGAATGTTCAACATTTGAACCAGATGTTAAGAAAACATATAATGATTTACACGATTTAGAAATGGATAATTTCAAAACTCTTGCAGGTGTTGAAGAAGGTGATTATGCTAAATTAACTGTATATACTGAAAAACATAAAGATAAATATATTAACCCTATTAATATATTCTATAGACGTGTTATACTCAAAAATGATACTGATAATAAAGAATTTTGGGTTAAAGATAAAGAAATGACATATAATCTATGTGCTGATGAAAATAAACTAGGTGATCATGTAGCATTAACTAAACAGAAATGTGTATATGATGATAAAGAGAAATTATGTAAAGTTAAAGAACTATATTTTGTCAAAAATTCTATAGAAAATCTTAAAATTAGAAAAAATATTATTAAAAAATTACAAGATTTCCATAAAAATTATGGAAAAATTAAATTAGACCAACAACATACTCTTGAATGGCTTAAACAAATGTTAGATTTATCAATCCTTAAATCATCTTTTGAATTATCTTATGAAAATGATATTGATTATACTGATTTTATTGGTGATGCTGGTGCAGAAGATGAAGACAAATTTGGACATGGTGAAGTAGGAGAAGGCATTAAATATACTGTTTTGAAAACAACTAAAGATGATGATGAAGATTTTAAAAGGAAACCTAAAATAGAAAATGAAAATTTTGCGGAATTATTAATAAAACAATTTGGAATAGTTATTACTGATAATGACCTTAATTATATTATTAGAAATCAAGAATATTATAATAATGAAACTAGTTTAAATCAAATTATTCAAGTTAAAAGAAATGAAATTAATAAAGGGGCAACAGGAGCATTAAATAAATATAAAACAGATAATCCTAAAGATGACGATGATACACTTAAGAAAATTAAACGATTTACTGATAAATTAAATATAGAAAAGGATAAACGATTATTAGATATGGAAACTACTTATCGTGGTACATTCTATAAAAATTCTATTTTATCTATATGTGCTCTATTTATAATTGTAGTCCAAATTAAACTACCAGATGTATCATTGATGTCTGGATTTACAAATTGTATGAAAGATTTTGGTCTTGAAGGTTTTCCTTTAAATGAAAATAGTAAATCACTTTTAAAATATGTATCTTGTGTTATTAAAAATATAAGTTCTCCTCATGATGAACGCTTAACTACTGTATATAAAATGACATTAGAACAAATACATGCTGAAATTAGAAAAATAATAATACAAATATTAGGTGATAAACTTGATGAAACTGAAAAACTTAAACAAATTGCTATATCACTCAAAGATACTATTACTAAAGAAAAATCTACAATTACTTATGATGAATGGTCTTCTTATAGACCTGTAATTAAAATTAGTAGCAATGATGGTGCTAATACAAATGTCGTTAAATATTTCAAATTATTAATTGAATTATCTAAAGAATCATCTCTTACAGAGAAACTTGATAAAGATTCTACTGTTATGACCAGTTATTTAACAAATAATACATTTAGAGAATTATATAATACTCTATCTTCTCAAACTAAACATAAACGGGTATTTGCACACGCTGATAAAACTGTTAGAACTATTAAAGAAGAACTATTTAATGAAAAAGAAATTAATATTAATCGTATATCAATACATCAAGTCAGAAATGTTACTCGTATAGAATATGATATATTTGATAGAGTACTTAAGGAATGTCTTGATAAAATTAAGAGTGATTCTTATTGGAATACATTCCCAGATACGATAAATGCATATATGGATGCATATCTATCAAAATATAACTTTGATGAACAACTTATATTAAATTTAGGAGAATTAATGTCAAATATAGATGATACTAAAGCTCTTCTTATTAGAAATTCTATTAGAAATTTCATATTTGATGATTTAAAGACTATATTAAGTAAAATTGTTAATTTATGGAAAGCAGATTTTACTTGGTTGAAAAAATTACCACAATTAGATAAACGAAAAAAAGAACATGCATTTGTATTAGATTTATTATCAGTATCAAATAGATCATCTGAAATTAGTTCTATGATTGAAGTAGATAAGGAACTTCATGAAAAATTAAAATCAAAAATAAATGATTTAATATCTAAATTTATGTATTCTTATGAAGCTTATGATATTAAATCTGAAAATACAACAGATATTAAAAAAAATATATACATATATGAGTATATAATTGTATTTATATTATATTCAATTATTAATACTATATATCCTAATGAATTTGAAGGAATGTTTGATATTACACATATAAATGAAGTCTCTACTATAACTGATGTTATTCTTCAACAAAGATTAAAAGTAGGTTTTGAAATAGGTAAATATATACTTGAAACATTAATATATAAAATTAAAACTAATAGTTTTGATGCTCTTGATATTACTCGTAAACACGAAGAATTAAGAGAAATAAGAAAACAAGATATTATTAACCGATTAGATAAATTAAATACTGATGATAGAAAAATTATTATGGATTTACAAAAAAGAAATCTAATGAAATGGACAGATGTAGCATTAGATCCAAATGATGCTGATAGAGAACCTGATGATACAAGATTAGAAGATCATAAAATTCTTTCAAAGAAAGATGAAGAGAAAAAAGAAAAAGATGAAGATGATCATTTTGAAAAATTAAACGAAGAAGAAGAAGATGAAAATGAAAAATTAGAATTTAGAGGCAGAGATGCTGATGAAGAATATGAAGAATATTCAGATGATGAACTTATTTATGAAGAAATCTAAATATCATCACATTTTACATCCAGATTAAATGCTTGTTTTAATTTCTTCGCTCTATCACATATATACTCCTTCATCTCCTTCGGTTTGAAAATATCTTCTGTCGATAATTCCTTGAAATCTATATTACTATATTCTGAACCATATATTTTACTTGTTAATTCATTAACCCCATTGGGAGATGATGTTAATTCTTTTATATCTCCTTCTGGAATTACACCTAATACTCCTATATCTTTTATAGTTATACTACCTGTTGTTATTTCCTGTATAAATTCCATATTTATTCTTTTTCCATGAGATTTACCTTGTCTATGTATGGTAAATAATATATTATATGTAGCAATCTTATAATCTTCTGATAATTCCTTCTTCTTTATATTTATATCATAAATATCAAACGGATCACCATAGGTATTACTATCAAAACATGAATTAACCGCCTCTGACAAAAATAACCTCATATCTAATGAATCACCCTTCTGTTTATGTTGAGTTTCCTTAAGTGCCTTAAGTGGTTTATCTATTTTTTCATTTGTTAATTCATAATGATATACATTCTCATCACCTACACTTACATAATCCCCTTCTAAATATGTATCATTAGAAACTTGTTTGGTATTTTTAACTCCTTGTAAAGGTGTATCAATGAATTTCTCTACATACTCTGGTAATCTCTCATAATCATCAAACTCAAATGCATAATCTGGATTTGTCTGTTTATCACAACATTTAGAAGGATATTTACTATCACAACCATGACATATAGGTACTCCCTCATGTTTCCTAAATCCTTGTCTCTTTAGACCTAATGGTAATTCACAATATCCATTTATACAACCACCACGATAATTTTTATAATTTGTATTCTTTTGGAAAAATGGACATTCTCTATCAGTATCACAAGGTCTATCCCATACATCTTTTCTATTGGGATCATTCGGATATTTAGGATTTCCTGTTGTATCATAATTGCTTTCACATAATTTCTTAATATGAATATGTCTATCTGTATAACACATATAACGAGGATCTCTTTCATCTTCGGTTGCAGTAATAGTATATTCATATTCACTTTCTCGTCTTAAAATAGTTATATCTCTATTATAATCTATATTATCTACAGCATAATCTCCATTCTCAATCTCACGAGTTTGTGATTTTAATGAGATCTTATCATTTAATTTTAATGGAACTCCATCTATATATATATCATTATAGACAAATGTGTTATTATTAGTATCTTGGAAACCCTTGAGATTATACTTTATATCTAATCTAAATTCATTTTGTTTATTTTCAAATTGTTCTAGAATTGTTTTATGTCTTTTATTCATGGTTTTCTCATCTTTACCCTTTAGTAATTCTAATGTTCTAGGATGTATCTTATAATTCTGTGAATAATAATTTATATATTCATAATTATCTTCAAAGAATAAAACTAGATAATCAAATAGATAATTATATTCACTACTGGAACAATATATAATATTATCAAATGATAATGTAGTTTTTACAGGATATCTATCTAAATAATTTTTGAATGATAATCTGAAATTATAATTACGTAAAGTAGCATTAGGTAATACAAATCTTACCTTTTGACTATCTATATCTTCAAAATTATATAAATTCAATTTATGATCTGCAAAAGTTTTAGTAAATAATGGATTATTATGATTCTGAAATACAAATAAAGATTTAATCGCTTTATCTTCAAATAATGCTTTATTTGCTTCATCATAAGAATTAAACTTAATTAAATTATTATTATCAATCTCAATATCATAACAGAAGAATATTGATTTTATTATTACTATATCTTTAGCATTCAAATAACCTATCTTACTATCTACTAAATTTCTTATATGTTCTGTATCTAATCTCCTTTCATCTTTTATGAAACATACGAGTTTCTTATCATTTGTACAGGCAACTATAGAAGAAGTTTTAGTTTTATTTAAATCATATCCAACTGTATCATCATATATAAGATCATCTGATGAAGGATATGCGTTAAATGTTATAAAATATTTAGGATTCATTTTTTTAACAAACTCTAATAACTGTATGTCATAATCATCAATAAACATAATAATATTTTGTCGTATTGTATCTCGTACGAATAATACATTTGTAAAATATTCTTTATGTTTGAAAAGTATTATTATAACATACAGTATAATCGCAATAATTATAATGTATAACATTATTTTATGATTATATAATAATATATTAATTATGAGATTCATAAATAGCAGAGTTGTATATAGTTTATTATTTTATACATTAGCAGTTATACTATTAATAGTCTCTAAACCATCTATTATGTTTACGAGTGAAGGAGATATTAAACCGTTTGGTGTTGGTGGTGAAAATGGTAAAACAGTATTTTCACTTGGAGTATTTGTTATGGTATTAGCAATCGTTAGTTTCTATACATTTTCATTGATTGATATAATATTCAAATAAGTCTATTAGACTTTCTCAATTATTTTTCTTGCTTCATCATAAAGATATACAAATATGGATAGAGTTAGTAAGTTAATTATGGCATTAAAATCACCAGAATATCTTGATCATATTGAAAACTTATCACGAAATGTTCCTAATCTAAAAAAAAATATCGAATATTCCAGAGGTAATGTCTTTTTAGAAATGTCTATGAAAGGAAAAAAGAAAGCTATCGTTTTTCCTAGATATGAAAATCTTTCTACTAATTTAGAAAAATTAATATTAGAAAGAGATCCATTATATGCAAGATATAGATTCCTTCGAAATAAAATAATTCATACAGACAAAGTTCATTCTGCAGTATTTTCAGAATATGATAAGACAATTAAGGATTTATCTAATATAGATAGTGAAATTGAAGTATTAGAAACCTATAAAAGAATTATTACTAATGAAACAAGTAAAGATATAGAAGATGCAAAGAATACTAAAACACAACTTTTAAAGGAATTAGAAAAATCTGATTCAACTATTAAGTATCTTAATAATTTAAAGAGAATTAAGGAAGTAGATGATAAACTTTCAAATACACAGAGTACAAGTGTAGATTTTTATATTGAAAGTATGCCTAAAATTATGACTATTGAAAGAGAAGATGATGAAGAAGAAAAGGAAGAGAAGAAACCTAAAAAAGAACCTACTACTGGTGAAGATAAAGAATGTAAGAAACCTTGTAAAGAGGATCAAATATGTAATAAAAAAACTGGTAGATGTATTAAGAAACCTAAAGAAAAAGAAACTAAAAAGAGAAAACCGAAAGGAACTACTGGTGGTGGTTTAACTAGTTCATATGAAGATTATGATAAAATTAAACATATTGTAAAAGGCCAAATAAAAAATTTTTATATAAATACGGTATAATAAAAAAAATTTGAAACTTATTACAAGAATAATAATCACAATCCAACCAGTTATTTTGTATATCCCCCATCCCCCCAATCTCCAATTACATATTATCTGTGAAATCCCTACACTTGAAAAATGACAACACCTTCAAGTTATAACTTTTGGGATGATGATGAGCGTAGTACTAAGAATTTATCAGTACCTAATTCTGCAAAAGAAGAGGATGTATATACTGATTTTGGTCTAATTATTAAAGAGATTGCAAAATCTCTTAATAGTATAGAATATTGTGACGATTCAGATGAGTATGATAGTGATTATGATGAATATGATAGTGAAGATGAGAACGATGAAAGGAAACCTTTTGATTATACAGAATTTGATAAGCCTACTTATTGTAGTACACTTAATAGGACACCATCTTCTGGATCATTAGCATCATTAGATAATAATGACGAGTATGTTAAGACTATTTTAAATGAAAGTGATAGTGAAATTAGTATTTCTCCAAGTCGTTCTACTGCTGATTTGACAGAAATGTCAAGAGTTAAGTTCTTCTATACATAGATAGAAACATAGTTAGAAACATAGATAGAAAATACAAAATTATCTTTTATTATAGTAAATAAGCCACAATTATGTTGAACATAAATCCGTTATATTTTTTCTTATCATTTGCAATAGGTATTTTAATTGTTTATATTATAACTCCGCCACCTGAAATAATTTTGAAATTCCCTTCCCCTTATAATGCAGGTAAAGTAACATATAAAGATAAATCGAATACTTGTTATAAGTATCGTGCTGAAAGTGTCCCTTGTACAAAAGATCCTAAAAATAATATTAATGTCATTCCACAACCTATTTTAGAAGACTTTAAGATTAATCATATTCTCCAAAAGAAAGATGAACCGTAATAAATTTCTCTCTAAAATTTAAAGTAATCATAATTTTAAGATGGATATTACAAAAATTTTAAATGATCCCAAAAATTCAATAATGTTCTCCATTCTACTGGGAATAGGATTAGCAACTATGTTTAGAAAGGTTTGTAAAAATGGTAATTGTGTAATAATTAAAGGTCCAAAACAGAATGATGTACAAAATAATTATTATAAGTTAGATAGTGATTGTTTCAAATATACACCTTATGTTGTTGATTGTGCCGAACAAAAAAATAATATTCAACAAGAATAAAATATTCGTTTGTTTATTTTTATAATTTATTATATGTAGTCTAATATAATAAAATAAATATTAAATGAGTAAATCTACACCTATTTCACAACTTCCAAATGCAAAAGGTCAAGATGATTTAAATTTAGATGATGATGCTACTGTACAAGAAGTATTAGATCAAATTGCTCAATCAAATCAAGAACAGTATCAACAACCACCTGTTCAACATTTTGTACCTCAAATGCCTCCTCAGCAAATGTATAATGGCAGTCCTCAAGTAATGCCACAAGAATTCCTAATCCAAGCACAACAAGCACAGCAACAACAAAATCAAAATAATTGGGGAGGTTCAGTAAACAATAATAATAATTCTCCTGCTCTTATACCTAAATCAAGATTTAATATTGATGCTGATATGAAGACTGTATTTTTAATTATTGGAATTGTTGTCATTGTTCAGGTTCTTCCTATTGAAACCTTTGTATATAAATATGTATCAATTGAACATGTACCATATTCTGGTGTAATGATCAAGGGCGTTGCAGCAGGTGCTATTTTCTTATTAGCGAAGAAATATGTTATTTAAATTTAGTTGGAATATCTGGATCTATATGGACACTGTTAATATCATTTCCATTAAATAATTCATTTATTTGTGATATTCGTTTTTCTTGGAAATCTATAATATTTATTTTATCTATAGTTGCTGTTGGAATAAGTGTAGAAAGTATTTTCATAATTAAATCTATTTTGATATTATCATCCAATATGATTATAGTATCTACTAAATTTGGTATATCACTTATATCAACTTTGGAATAAGAAATAATCAATTGTTTCCCCTTATTTATAGTATCTTTTTTATTATATGAATACCGTTGAGATATATACTCATTATCTATGAAACATTCTTTAATTTTAGTTTCATCTGCAAGTTCTGGTAATAATAGCATTATTTTATTCGGTTTAGAATTAGAATTAGAATTAGTATTCCTAATATGGTAATCTTTTGCAATACGATTTCTATATATATAATTCTCATGAATAGTATCATTTGTTCCAAATAATACATCTATTAATAAGCAAATTTTTTTAGGGTCTTTAAGTATTTTATTTATAGATATTTCATTCCTAAATAAAAATTCATATCTACTAAAAGTATTTCCTTTATATTTATAATTTTTATTTGTAAATAAATTTATAATTGGTTGTTTATCATAAAGACCTATCATATGATTTATTGTTTCATTGCTAATCAATCCAAACTCTTTTATTCCATACATATCTTCCATTATATTTTCAAAAATATATTCTTTATTATGGAAATTATCTGAAAGATATTTTGTAAATGTATCTATTGTCATATATTTCATTTTTAGATCATCTTCAATAGACCATTTTATTACTTGGTCTAAATTTTTTTTATCTGGATAAAGATAATTATTATAGAGAATTATACTACAAAAATATGAATTTGTTTTTATAAGTTCATTTGATTTAATTTCTATAGCACGGTATTGTTCTTCCGTATTATCAATTATACTAAATAGTATATCACAATCTTTAGAAATAGATTCTACACTTGAATGAAATGTAATATTGACTTTATCAAGACCAAAATACGCAGACATTCGTGAGTTTATATGTCCTACATAATTTATTTTTGTTAAATGACTTTTATGTACACAAATTGAATATTTTAGGTTTGGTTTAGAAAACATAAAATATACCATAGATATTATCATAGTATTTGGTTTCATAGAATACCAAATAATTGGTTTTGATATTTTTGTAAGATTTTCTGTCATAACAAAGAACATATGATTTTCAAATCTTGTTGGCAATAATGGTTTCCATTTATCACCTAAATCTACAAAATATTTATTGAAAAGCTCATCATATTCATCTGACTTAGTTGTAGTATTTAGTTTAAGTCTTATAAACATCTTACGAATATTATTTATGAATAATTCTAAATCATTTTTGTCAAAAATTGTTTTTATACTCTTAATCACATAATCTTTATGAGAACGATTTATTTTTCTTTGGAATGATGCTTTATCATTTACAACTAAGACAATATTATATTCAATATTCATTTCTTTAGTTGCATGTATAATATGAGATATATCATATTGAGTAACTGATTTTTCGTTAATATAATATTTTGAACTTACAAATATAAACTTCTTATCGTTTTTAGATTTCATAGTTATGTCTGATATACCAGCATTACTTCCAGATCTAACTTTGTTACTACGTAAATAAGACTGTAAATTTTTAATAGTATTTAATTTAGAAAATTGGTCTGTAAATATATTATCTATGTCCTTCTTTTTCTTTTCATCAAGAACTGCCTTTTTAGATTCAAAATCATCTTCTAATTCTAAATTTTTTAATTTATTTTTATAACTCTTTAGAATTCTATGTTCTTCCATACGCATATCTTCTATTTTACCATTCAAATGGTTTATACTTGACCTATCATATTCAGGAACAACATTACATTTGAAACATATATCCCACATAGTTTCAAATATGAATCCTCTTAATGATGCATCTTTTATATATAAAAAGTCATGTATTGAATAAGTAGGATTAATTAGATAATTTCTAAGAAAATCATATTTTGACATACTATTAAAATCAATAATTTTTTTGTCAATTATATTTTGAATTTTACTATTTTCAGTCTTTAAATTATATTTTTTGAAAAATGATCCATATCGTGAATCTATTGGAACACATTTTATATTTTGTAAATCATTTGGTATATCAACCATTTCAAAATATTTTATATTAGAAGTATAAAATAATATGGAATGCAAGGATTGCAAATGTTCAGAATGTGTCAAATATTCTCATTGCATTAGAATTCCAGATAAAATACAATTACAAATTCAAAATAAAAATCCAACGGGTTTATTTCTTAAGTTTCTTGAAGATGAACAAAAGCGAACAGAACATATAAAACATTTGAAAGAAAAATTTGAAAGAAAAGATAATTATTTATTATCAGAATTACTTGAAAAAGTTATTCTTGAAGATACAATAAATATTAGAGATTTTCTTGAAATAGACTCAGAAAAATCTAAAGATGCATCATTAATTGGAAATTTATATCAATCTTTATGGATGGTTATGATTTTACTTGATAGAGTACCTAATATTACAAGTAAATATTATGAATATTTCTTTGGTAAGATTGAAGATCAGAATTTTAGAAATAATCTTACAAAAAAAACAGATAGACACAGAATATTGAAGACAACAAATATAAACATGGGAAATGCTGTTGGAGTATCTGATATTTCTTTGATTTCAAAAACAAATAATAATAATTCAAGTGAATGGGCTTGTGAAATGACAAAAAATGAAGATGAAGATAAAAATCAACAGCTTATTCTTATAAGTTCCAAATATTATAAGAAAGAAAAAACACTTGATAAATATGATATTGATAAAATTGTCGAAGTAATGGAAAATCATCGTAGAAACGGAAATACTATGAACTATAATATTATATTGCTTGTAAAAAATAAATTATCATTATTGAAACGTATGAGAAGTACTACTAAAAAATATATTCTTGAAGATATTTCAAAATTTCATATTAATCTTAAAAGTAATAGTTATAATAAAAAAATCAAAATTGAAAGTATTTATGACTTAAATGACTTAGAAAATTATATTTTAGATTTGAGAAATCAATATGGTTCTACTTATTATCAAACAGTAATCGATAGTTGTATTGGAAAACCGAAAAATATAAAATTAATTCCAAAATTCCATCAATTATTACTTACAAATAGAACTATAGATCTTATTAAACTAAATCAAAAATTAATATTATTAGGTTGCATTGCAAGATCAGGTAAAACATATACAGTCGGATATATAATATCAAAACTAAAACAAGAACAATATTTTGAAACAATAAATAAAAATAAACCTATTGTAATTCTTGTAATTACACCTGCACCTACAGAAACAATTGACCAATTTACAGATGATCTATTTGATAAATATTATGATTTTACAGATTTCATAATATCAAAACAAATTCCTAAGAAACCTATAACACAAAATACTATAATTGTACTTTCTAAGCAATTTATATGTGGAGTAGGAAACCAAGATAGTTCCGATAAATCAATAAAGAAAAAAAAAGAGACAAATAAACAATATGAAGAAAGAATGAGAAATACAATATCTACTAAATTAGGTGTTCTAAATAATAAAATTGTTGATTTAATAGTATTTGATGAAATACATTTCGGTGGAACTACTAGGTTATCATTATGGATTTTACAAGCATTAGATCCGTCATTTCATAAAAATATAGAACACAACTGGAATGGAAAAATAATCAAAATATTTTTAACTGCAACCTATAAGAAACCTGTGGATATTTTTGATATAAAACAAAATCAACTATTAACTTGGGGACTTGATGATATTGAATTATGTAAATATATGTCAAATGAACATGCAAGAAATCAATTTATTGAACATTGCACTGAAAAATATGGAAATAATTCGGATATTCTTGTTGAAAACACATTTACAGAACTAAAAACCATGTTAAATTTAACAAGACAACAACTATACACAAATATAGATAAAGAATATGAAAAATTTCCAACTCTAAATGTGATTACATCGTTATTTGATACTGAACGTCTAAATGAAATACTCGCTAATAATGAAAATAATTACGGATTTGATTTCAAATACGTATTTACTTTGACATCGAAAACTAAAGATGCACAAAGAAACTTTCAAAATATTGACTCAATGAATAATCTACTTGAATACATTAGAAAGATAATGTTTAATAGAATAAAGAATACATTTAAACAACATAAACAAGATAGACAATTTTATTCACAACTATGGTTTTTACCATATTTTGAAAAGAATTCAATTGAAGATATTTCGAATGCGTTAAAAATACTAATGGATACTAAATTTAGTAAATATTGTATTCATATTGCAACTGATGGTGTAGATAAAAATACTGTTAAAAAATGGGAAATTGATGCATTTAAAGAAGATAAAAATGGTATTATAATTTTAGTAGGTAAGAAATTCTCACTTGGTATATCTATGCCTTGTGTAGATGTTGTAATGTTTCTCAATAATGACCATGATGTAGATACAATATATCAAAGAATGTTTAGAGCTTTAACTGAAAGTAAAAATAAAAAACTTGGAATATTAGTAGATTTAAATCCATATAGATCTATAACAACTTTACTTCAATATACAATGCCATCTCATAGAACACTTGTAACTAAACAAAATTTACTTGATGAAACTCATAAAATGATTGATAAAAAACTATGGCTTTTGGATGGAGATCTATTTGTTCCACATGATGACAACTCTAAAACTTATAATGAATTATACACCGAAGTAAATAAACTAATTGAAAAAAGATATTTATTGGAAGAAGTCAATAAAACTAAATATGAAGTTGAAAAAGATTTCTTTGGATTGTTCAAACGTAATTACTCATTATTCAAATATTTTATTAAAGCTAAACCTACAGAAACTACTGCTATTTTATTAGAATCGGATATTCCACCACCTAATCCACCAAGTGATAATGATGAAGATGAAGAAGATGATAATGAACGACCTGTTAAAATTAAAGATAAACCTGAAATTGAAGATAAAGAAGATAATAATGATATTATCAAGACTATTATTTCGCAAGCATTAGGAGATTTAATTGTCATTTATGCACTACTTTTAGATGATAATGAGAACTTTAGAAACATGACATTTCTTGGTATTATATACAAATTATATCAAAAATATAAACATCTTGAATATCTAGAAGATAAAGAAAGTAATGAAGATGATATATATGACCAACTATATAATGTATTATATACTAAATTTGGTGCTATAATAGTTAATGATTCCAAAAATATAAAAAATATTACTATATGCAAAATTATTACTGATACATTATATATTATTATTGATAATTCTAGAGAAAATATTATATCAAATAATATTAATAGTAAATACAATACCATGAAACAGCATGTTCAGGATATTGATAATAAAGATATTGCTAAAGTTCATGCTTTCGTTGAAGAATATTTGAAACCTAAATCTTTTGAAAAAAAACAATTTGGTGAAGTTTTTACTCCTTTGAATCTCGTCAGAGAAATGTTAGATGCTATTACTAAATATGCTGACAAAAAATTCTGGAATAATCATAATATGAAAATTTTAGACCCTGCGGCTGGTATTGGAAACTTCCCTTTGATTGCGTTTGAATTGCTAATGCAAGGACTTAAAGATAAAATTAAAAACACTGAAAGAAGGAAAAAGCATATCCTTGAAAACATGTTATATATGGTTGAACTCAATGGAAACAATGTTCGCTTGATGAATAAGATATTTAATGGGAAAAAATATAAGTTAAATATTGTTAAAGGTGATTTCTTACAAGATAAAACACTTGATAAACTCAAGAAATTAACAGGTATGTCAGAGTTGAAATTTGACTTGGTTATGGGTAATCCACCTTATCAAGGTATTCAAACTGCTAAAGGAAAAAGAGGTGGTGGCGATCAAATATGGGACAATTTTGTAGTTGATTCAATAAAACTTCTTAAACCTAATGGATATTTAAGTTTTGTTAATCCTGCAGGATGGCGTAAACCTGAATCGGATAAGTCAAAATATAAAGGATTATTTAAGTTTATGACAACAGATAATCAAATATTATATCTTGAAATTCATAATAGTTCAGATGGTCAGAAGACTTTCCAAAGTGGAACAAGATACGATTGGTATGTTCTATATAAAAACAATTTCAAAAGAAATACAATCATAAAGGACGAATTAGGTAAATTATATAAATTATCACTTTCAAGTATTCAATGGTTGCCAAACTATAACTTTGATAAAGTTTTCAAATTAGTAGCTAATAACAACGAAACAAAGTGTAATGTTATATTCCATCGGACAGCATATGGAAGTGATAAAATTTGGGTCAAAGATGATGAATGGATATTGAAACATAAGAACAGTAATAAAAACTATGAAAAAGTGCTTATTCATTCAACACCTCAATCTGGAATACGCTATATGTGGACTAATGATATGACTAAAGATAAAGAATATAATGTTCCTATGTTTGGTATTCAAAAGGTTATATTTGGAGATAGTGGAATATATAATCCAATAATTGATATGGAAGGTAAATATGGTATGACACAGCATTCTATCGCAATAAAAACAAGTAATTCCGAACTTTCAAAACTTGCATCTTACCTTGTATCAAATAAATTCAATGATATAATATCAGCTTGCCAATGGAGCAACTATATGATTGATTGGAGACTATTTACATATTTCAAAGATAAGTTTTGGCATGATAAGTAATTAAATATTATATGTAAATTTAATAAAAATCTATAAAATGATACTAATTTAACTATATTTATACAAAATATTTATTACTGAAATGTGTATAAATAAAATTTATAATATTTTGTATAAATTTGTACAAAAACGAATTTTCTTAGGTCTCAAAAATTTTTTGATAAAATTTAATAAATTATTTTTCTAAAAATATATAATTTCAAATTTATATACTTGTTTCAGTATTGATTTATAAAAAGTCGTTTTTTAAGAAAAATTCGTTTTTGAAATATCAAAAAAAAAGGTCTCCCAAGAAAACCTGTAGAAAATCGTGGAAGTATGACATATCATGAGCATATTATCATGTGGCATAAATTATTTATATTTATATTATTATATTTTAAGACTGTCATGAGTCTTTATTATGTAAATTTATTGTAATTATTTATAAAATGATAATGACACTGACTTCAGTCTAAAATGAACAACTATGCTAAGATATATTATCCTCCATAAAATCATTAAGCACATGGTAATTATGCTCATGATATGTCATACCTCTACGTTTTTCAAAATACTTTTAAATTTGAACTTTTTTTTGGATTCTCTAAAAACTACTTTTTTCTATAGATATCTCTCTATATTTCTATTACTCATAACAGTGGTATAAATTAAATAATATAAGTATATATTAAAAGTCAGTGTCAATAAATTTTTGAACCTTTTTATTTGACAAAAACGAATTTTTTGAAAATAAAGATATTTAAGAATAAAATCTCTTTATTATTATAATAATGGTATATGAATGCCCTCGGTGTAAGTATTCAACTAATAAAAAAAGTAGCTATGTAAACCATTTACATAAGAAGATGCCTTGTAGTCCTATCTATTCGGATATTCCAATTGAAGATATAATAAACAGTCTTAACAAACCTGATGCAACCGATAAAACATACCGTTGTACTCTATGTGAAAAATCATTTAGTTTTGCATCAGGTTTATCACGACATACTCATACTGTTCATATAACTAATAATACTATTGGTAATAGTTCTATTGGAAACAATTCTAATAATAATACTATCAATAATACTATTAATAATAATTATACCATTAACCCAGTAATAAACATTGAGTTAAACCCTTGGGGTAGTGAAAGAATGGATTATATTCTTCAAGATATGGAATTACTAACTAAATGTTTAAAGAATGCTATTCGAGAAGGATTACTTACTATGTTCAAAGAGATACACATGAATAAAGAAATGCTTGAAAATCAAAATATAAAATTTCAAAGAGAAAACTATCCAAAACAAGTAAAAATATATAAACAAGATGGAGATAAACTTGATTGGATAATTGAAGAAGCAGGTCCTATCCTTGAAAGTTCAATTAAAAAAATGGTTAATATACTGATGATACACAACCATAAACTTTATGTAGGTATTGAAAATCCAACTAATGATCAAAGAGAATTATATGAAGAAAGAGAAAAGAATTTAATGGATATTAAATGCAAAGTAAGAGGACTATTTTCACCTATTCGTAATAATATTTTGACAACTTTAAAAGAAAATGCCAAAAAACTGAAAGCAGAACAAAACCAAACGTAAAATAGTAAAATTATAAGTAATTGCTACTATTTTCCATAAAAATCACCTACACTTATTGTAAATCTTATAATTTTTGTTATTCGGATTCGTAGGATTATCACTCCACGAATAATATACACGACCTATATTTGCCTTTAAGATTGCCTTCGTACAACCATCACAAGGCGTGGAAAGCTTCAACGGATGCCCCATACTTTCTGTCCCGATTCTAACTACATACATTTCTGCATTACTAAGATCAACATTCCTTTTAATCTTCCTAAGAGCATCTACCTCACTATGACAGGAATAACCGTGATACATATGAACATACGTATGGTTAAATCCAGTAGAGATGATTTCATCCGTCTGTGTATCTACAATCACAGTGCCATGCTGATGTCTCATATTGGACTTATGAGCTTGTTGAGCGGCTTTCTTCAAAAAATACTCTTGACGTTCATTAGATTGCCTCGGCAAAGCTGTGATAGGCTGATGGACGAAAACTGGCGTCTTCCATACGATATTCTTCTTACACATGATACGGTTATAATCTGTGTTGATTAGAGAATCCAGCGTGATTAACTTAATAACTCTTTTTGTCCTTAAATATATCAATTTTTTTATTTTTATCCCTGGTTTGTAAAAATTTTTCAATATCTCTTATTAGTATATCTTCTATATGACAACAAAACCGAAATTTTATGTTATAAATTCCGGTAAATTAAATGAACGAATTCTAAATAAAATTAATACTATTGTAAGTGTAAAGAATAGATTTCTATGTATTCAATTTTGCTCTATGATTAAAGAATTACTACAAGATAGTGAATCCAAAAAAAACTATTTTATTGCTCTTGCCGAAGATAAAGATGAAATAGTTGGAGGGGCAATATTTAGACATATTACTGATGATCATATATATATTGAAATTATTTGTACAAATATTCCAAGAAAGAAAATAGGTACTAATTTAATGAGTGCTATTGAAAGATATATACAATTTAATCTTGTAAATATATTTCTAATAAAAATGATAGCAATAAATAATTCCGAACAGTTTTTTATTCAGTTGGGATATGAAAAACATGATAATGAAATGATTAAATTCATTCAAAATCAACAGGAGTCACCATGTGTTGTCTAAACAATTGGGTTGATAAAGATTGTCCTGTATAATGATGAATATTCCATATTTGTTGTTTTGTAGAAATATCACAATATGTAGTAATAATAGTTGATAATGGTATACTCATTACTTCTGATATGTGTCGTGGGATAAATAATGGAACTTCATCAAGTTCATATATGTCTTCTCCTAAATCTTGTAAAATACATTTGGCAACTAACGGATTTGAAATAGCAATGAGAGCATTTGGACAATCAGTATCCGATTTACCAACAGGTGCTGTAAAATATACTGTAGGTCTTGTTTTTTTACGAATAATATGAACATGATGGCTTAAGGGATTTCCCGGACAAAGTTTAAAATGAACTTTCTTCAGCTCAAATATCATTCTTACAATTATCCATCATTTTTTTCGATTGTGGCTTCGTCCACAATATCTTCATCAAAACCTTCATATTCATCTAAGAAATCATCATAATCCTCTACATTATCAGTAATTAATCTAGGAGCAATTCCCATAGTTTCCATTTCTTGTAAGAATAATTTGGCAGAGAAAGGTGTTTCTACATAAGAGAAATCAGCACTATCAGGATTAACAAGTGATCTTGCTAAACCTTTTTTATTATTAGCGACAGCTATATCACCAGTAGCTTTATCAATAACATATTCAAATTTATCACTACGTTCCATCATACTTTCTTTAAGGAATGAAGATATACCATGTGCTACTAATGCTCCAGATTCCATTTCACCAATACGGAGACCACCACCTTTAGCACGAGATTTAACAGGTTGTCTTGTAAGTCCAGTACAACCACCTTCTTCTCTATGACGACTATTAATTTTATCTTGAACCATCTGTTTGAGACGAATGTAATATGTAGGTCCAATAAATATTTCACATGGTATTTGTTCTCCACTAATTCCATTATATAATATTTCATTAGCATAACGTTCATAACCTTGTTTTTGAAGACGATCATTAGCAGCAGAAATATCTTGATTACAGAAAGGTGTAGCATCATAGAATTTACCTTCTAAACATCCTAATTTAGCAAATACACATTCTAATAGATGACCAATAGTCATACGAGTAGGAATAGCATGAGGATTAATAATAATATCAGGCATTATTCCATCTTTAGTATAAGGCATATTTTCAGGAGGAATAATCATTCCAACTACACCTTTTTGAGCATGAGAAGAACCGTGTTTATCACCTAAAGTAGGAACTCTAACTTTGCGAATTCTAATTTTACAAGTTTTATTACCATCGTCTGCTTCATAAACATATACTTTATCAATAGTTCCTGACATAATTTTATCAGCAACCATAGTTTTATCTCTATAAGATTCACTTTTCTTTTTGGATTTGAATATACTTTTATCTAATTCATCCTCAACATATTCAGTTTTAACTACACATTTACCAAGATAAGCATCACCTTCACTAATTTTTTCATTTTCTTTAGGGAAACCATTTTCATCTAATTTAGTATATCTAGCAAACTTTTTACCAAATCCATCAACATTAAGACCATTCTTAGTAAGTTCAGCAGGATTAGCAAATACAATTTTTTCAAAACCAAAATTATCACTTTCTTCTTTTTCTACAATAGTTTTGTAATAAGTAAGATTAAATAGACCTCTATCTATAGCCGCTTTATTAATCATAACACTATCTTCTTGATTGTACCCTGTATATGTCATAATAGCAACAATAACATTTTCACCATTAGGCATATCATTAGTACCAATATATTCCATATATTTTGTATTAACAATGCGTTTTTGTGGATAATGAAGTACAAGACCCATAGTATCCATACGACTATTAAATGAAGTACTATATATGCCAATTGCCTGTTTTCCCTGAGTACCAGAGAAGTAATTACGAGGTGCTTGATTATGATTAGCGAAAGGAATACTTGCTGTTAAAATAGCAAATATAGTGGATGGATGTATTTCACAATGAGTATAATTAATATTATGATTATCTAAATCTTGGAATTGCATAGAAATCATAGCAGTATTGCTTTCTTCTACATCAATAAACTCTATAACAGATTGATTTTCTTTTAGTCTATCCCAAATTTCGGATTCAGAACCATTCATAATAGTCATAGGATTTCTATAAGTACAATCAGTAATATCAACTGTCTGAAGTGTTCCACCTTTAATAAGATCATACCATCCCATAACACCTCTCCGTAGTTTTCCTATAATACTATCATTAATAAGTAATTTATGTTTATGTACTATATAAATCGGTCTACAACATCTACCAGCTTCAGTACTAATATTAATTTCTTTTCCTACTATATCCCAAGCAATAGAAGTCATAACATTAATAAGAGAATTTCGTCGTAATAGTCGTAATTTTGTAACTAATTCAGTAGGTTCACTTGTAATACCAATCCAATTACTATTAACAAGTACTTTAACAACATTAGCTGTTAATTCGTGAGGAGTAATATATTCTAGGAAACGTACATTAAGATCATGAAGACATTTTTTAATTTCTGTGCTACTACAATCAAATGAAACATGACAGAATAGAGCAAAGTTTTTAAGTAAACCAATACTTGCACCATCAGGAGATTCACAAGGACACATAGCACCCCATTGAGTAGGATGAAGACGATGAGGTGCTACAAGTTTAACACTTCTATCAATAGGAGTATTAACTCTTCTAAGATGTGAAGAAGCACCTATATATGATACTCTACTAAGATCTTGGACAATTCCTGCTTTAGAAGGGTCAGCATTAATACCCCAACTTCCTTTAAGTGATCTAATAAGACCATTTTCTATAATATTACTATCAAATACCATCCATCTATTAGAATTATTAATAAGTTTAGTAAGATCATTATCTTTTTTCCATGGTCCATAATTGTATTGTCTATCTACAGCAGAACGGCATTCATTTCTAAATAAATTATAATAATCACGGAAGAGATTAGCCATAAGGAAACCTGATAAATCTACACGTTTAAATGCATAATTATCTCTATCTGATTCTTTAGTTAGACCCATACATATTTTAACTATTTGATTAGTAATATGACCAAGGAATAGCGCTTTTTTAGTAAGACTGACTTTAAGATCATCACCACTACCTTCATTCATATTGGGGAAGAGATCATTCATGAGAACATATCTAACAAAATCTATATTATCATATTGAACATAATGTTTTAAAAATTCTAATGCTTGGTCTTGAGTATAAGCAAAAGCACCATCTCTAAGACTATAATATAGGAATTCAAGTTTTGAATGATTTGCAGCATCATCTAAATCATAGAGTATATGTTCAAGAATATTTTTATCACTTTCAATTCCTAATGCACGGAATAGTATGAATATTGGTATTTCTCTAGTAATATTTGGTAATGTCATAACAATAGCATTTTTTCGTTGTCCTTTAAGATAAGTAGATGAATATATACCAATATTAATAGTTTTTGGGAAAATAGCTGCTCCTTCATTCGTACAACGAATAAGACCTTGATGTGAATAATCGGGATCTCTACTAGTATTAATAAATAACCTATTAGTTCCAATACGCTCTTGAGCTACAATAACTTTTTCTTTTCCATCTACAATAAAATAACCACCTCTATCAAATGGACATTCTCCCATTTCCTTAACAATAGAATCAGGTTGAGAATATAGGACACATAATTTGCTTTTAAGCATAAGAGGAATAGTACCAATTTTAATATTTTTGAGAGTATCTTTTTTAGATAATTTAGTATTAATTGTTCCATTTTGATCATAAATTATATATTCTATATCAATATTACAAGTAATATCTGATTTATATGATAGATTTTTGAGTCTTGCTTCATTCGGCACAAGTATTCTAGATGAGTGATTAGGTTTAACAAAGAATATATCTTCACCATTTTCTCCACCTATAAAAATTCTTATTTCATGTTTAGGTTTTCCAGTATTTTCATCATTTTTCAATGTGATAAATGGATTTAAACTTTTAATAGTATTAGGCAATTTAGTATATATAAAGTCGTTATAAGAATCAATCTGATGTTTAGTCAAGAAATTCTTATCACTTTTGAAATAGGAATCTATGACATCCCAAGTTTTTTCTTCCATTCTTTATATGAAATAACAAAAATAAACGGAGATGATGTACGACTATAGAAAGGCTTCATCAAGAATATTTGATATATAATGAAAATTATAATTATCTACAAGTGCAAATAAATTATCATCAGTTAGACCATAACCTTCTAAATTCCTATTAAGTTTAAGATTATTAATTTCAGAGTGGAATTTTTCAAAAGCATAAACATGATGTTCAACAAGTTTATATTTCAATTTCATAAATTTCGATATGCCTACACTAAATAATCTAAATTCTAATTCTAATGGTTCTGTTGTTACTCCATATTTATATATAGGTTCATTATTATATCGTCCAATATAGTAGAGAAAAAATACTGCTTCATTATTATCTGGAACAGTATAAGATAAAACACGACTTCTTTGTAAGCATTTTGGAACTGTATATTGCCTTTGAATAGTTTGTTTTTTACTTTTAATATTCTTAATATTAAGATAATTGGGTCTAATAAACATCATTATAAATATCTTATTTATCTTTATATCTATTTTTTCTTAGGTTTAGTTGTTTTTTTGGGTTTAGCAGCAGGTTTTGCTTTAGGTTTAGCAGCTTTTGCTTTAGGTTTAGTTGCTCGTTTAACCTTTGGTTTTCCTCCTAAAGCAAAAGGACCTTTATATGCAGCTCCTGGGAATTGTGTTGTTTTTGAAATTGGATTCATAGTATTAATAGGTTGCTTTGAAAGTACTTGTTGAGAAGTAGGAATAATACTATAGTTAAGGGATGAAGGAGATGGAGATGGTGTTGATGGTGGTGGAAGTGGATCAATAGGAGGTGCTAAACTATTAACAAGACTATTATAAATACCTGATATAGATGTTTGTGGAATAAGACATGTAGCGGCAGGACTAGCAGCAGGTGCTTCTCCTCCTTTTAAACCTTTACGTTTTACTACTTTTTTGGCTTTAGGTTTAGTAGTTTTCTTGCCTCCACTTTTATTATAAACCATCATTTTTTGATTAGATGCTTCATTAAGATCAATACTTTGTACTGCTTTACTTCTACAACCTTTACCACCAAATGATACTTTATTAGTAAACATTTGGTTTAATTTTTCGAATGCTGAAGGATTTACGAAACTGACTACTTCGTTAGATGATTGAGAACCACCTTTTCTTGTCATTTTATATAATAGAAGAAATTATGAGAAATAATATTGAAGACAAATAATACATAATATTTGTAATAATGTATTATCTGTAATTTTTTCAATGTCATTACATTCAATTTCTTCATCATAGAATTTTCGTAATGCTATACTGAAAAATCGTTGAAAATTATCATAATCCCACATATCAATAAATGATAAAAGTTTGACATATATGTCAATATTAACATAGTTTTTAATATTATCAAAAAGAAGTTGTAAATCACTATCAATTGGAATCAAATCAAAATCTTGTTTATATTTCTTTTCTAAATGCTCCTTAAAATTTATACTTGGTAAAATCATTATTATATAAGTTATTTCTTTAAATACTTTTGAAATTTAATTAGCTAATTTAAACTAAATACTAAAACAATATGTGTTTATTATCAGAAGTGTCAGATGGTTTTGGACCTTTATAATCAAATATTACATTAGATTTCTTTCCATAATGTGAAACGATTTTAAGACATCTATAAGTAATTGCTTGCAATTTTCTTCTATTAACATCTATTTTTTCCCATAAATTACCATTTTCACCTTTTGAGAATTGTGGAATAGCAAAATATAATTGTGCTAAATTATTAAGTAATTCTTTTCTAATATCATAAAGACTATTGCAGTATTGACCACAATCATAATTATCTGATAAAATATTATAATATATTTTAAAGAAATATTCGCATAATACTACAAGCATTTCATATGAAGATTCATCGTATTTTTTAATGAATGAGAGTTCATTAATAATATCTATAATTTTTCTGTTACGCATAATATATTTAATAGTTTTGGGATTATGATGAAATTGATAATTATTAGGTAATACGAATTCTATATCTTTTATAGTTTTTTGATTATTTTGAAATATATTTGTTGATACTGTTTCTTTTTCTATAGTAACCATAGTATAATTATAATAATAAATAATTACTATAATAATGAATAGAATTACAAGGAATTTTTGACGATAATCTTCACATGTAGATATTGCAAAGAATGAGAATAAAAGAATTACTATATATACAAATGTTATATCGGAATCTTTAATAACACGATTTATATATTCTTGCATTATTTACTTATAATCACAAAGAATAAAAATATACTAATTGATACTTGTAATAAATATATTATAAGAATAAAAATAAACTAAAAATTTAAAATAAACTATTTAGACAGTCTTCCAACAGTAGTTTAGAGTATGCGGGCAACCGTCCATAATATATGCTGACCAAGCACAAGAATCTGCTGCACAGTTATATGTTGAACCATCTGATGGTTGTTTAAAGTTTTCAGCATAAATTTGATTATCACAATCATGACGACCCCAACCATCATAATGTGCAAGATGATCAATTGAAGCTGCTGTAGTACTACAACTATATTCAATAGCATTACCACCGAATACAATAGCACAAGCATCGAGACAACTATAACTAGGAGGATTTTTTACCCACAAGTAAGGACTATTTTCATTATATTGACCATCTGCTACTGTAAATACATTATAACTACCAATTAGAGTTGGAGTACCACAAGCAATTTGACGGGTCTTAACACCACATTTGTCACCACCGTTTACAGGGTCAGATACTTTCTTACGAGTTTGAGTCTGTAGGTTATTTACACAACCACCTGAGTTTACCCAATCAGTCATTACACAGTTGGCACATGGTTGAGTACGAGTAAGACTGGAAACGGAGTGATCACAAGGAACACCATTACCAATAGCTTCTTGTAGGACAACACGAGATTTACTCTTAATACCACCTACACATGATCCATACTTAGGGAAATCACTATAAATACAATCCTTATTAGTTACGAGTAGTCGGCGACCAGCAGCACAAGATACTTTTTGTGTTAGAAGAGTACATCCTGTCATTTCATCAGTTCTATAAGGTGTTCTATATTGTAGTTGGAGACCACCAATACAACTTCCTGCATTTTTCCAAGTTAGGGAAATACAAGGTTCAGCATTAACAAATAGGGCAGGTAGGGCGAGGAGGGATACAAAGAAGAACAACATTATAAATATATACTTATGAGTTAGTATTAAGTATTTTTCAATTTTTTTTATTTAAGGAGGTACTCTATAAAATTTATTTGCTAATAATAACAAAAAAGAGGAATATACTAATTATTACTAATAATAAACCTATATAAATTCTTCTATCTTCTTTAAGTACAACTTTACTTGCATCTTGTATTGTTTTAGCGGATAATAACTCAGAGAATATAAGTTTTATATTCCAGAAGAATTTATGAATGATTTGATCAAGGGACATATTCATAAATTCTTTAGATTTGACTTCTTTTTCATTTGAATAATTTACAACACGATTTACAGTATCTAATACATTTTCTTCTTTTTTCATAAGTTCTTCATAAATTTCACGATCATCTGTTTTTTGAAGTAAATCTATTAATTTACTATATTCTAAATTAACAGGCATGATTATCTATTTATCTATTTGGAGATTTTATGAGATAAGATTATATTTATGAATTATATAAGATCCATAAGATCTTTATGTCCAATAAAATGTCTTCTACAACACATTCTTGTAAGTCCTAGATCATCCATAATTTTACCTACTGTTTTCTTATCCATATTTTTAAGTTCTGCTTTATCTCCTGTTTCAGGTTGTTTATCGGGATTATCAAGTTTAGCACATTCTCTTTCAAAATATACCCATTTATCAGCAAGAACATGATTACAAGTGAAGCACTTAATAGGAATAATCATTTTATATTATATATATACTTATACTTAAATAATAATTTCAATTTTTAATTTAATTATATAATAATAGTAAGTAACCAATGAGTTGTTGCATATATATACCAATTTATCCACCACATTATCATTACATATATGATATTTTAGAATCTGGGAACATACCATTTGATATAATATTATGTTTTACAAATATGATTGATTTTGAATTGTTTAAGAAAAAAGAATTATTACAAGATGATAAATGTAAATATTTTTTATTTAATAGAATATGTCAAAATAAAACAATTAGATATATTCATAGACATAATTCTTGGATAAATTCTAAAAAATTATTAGGTCTCAAATATATTAATGAACAATTTGATTACGAATATATAATTATATGTGATTCCGAAATAAAGTTCTTGAAAAAAAATATTGATTATTATTCTCTAATAAAATCTGTATGTGATAAAGCAATTATATTAGGAACTGATTTAAATGGAGAATGTAATATTATTCAATCAATAAATTCAAAATGTATATCAGTTTTGCCAAATGAATGGCATAATACACTTATAGAAATTACAAATAATAAGACTTTTTTAGCATGGTTTTCAAATATTCCTATTTATGAGAAAAAATATTTATCAGAATTTTTTGATACATTAGGTATAAATTTTATTTATAAACTATCTTATTTTAGTTTTGATTATGTTATATATTATTTATTTCTATGCTATAAAGGTTATTGGAAATTACAAAATATAAAAGAATATGGATATTCGGATGGTCTTGAATGTTCTATAGATGAAAAAATGTTTAAAGATGTTTCATCAAAATTTCCTTTATTATGGGTAAGTAATAGAATATATATAAAATGTGTAGATTATATTGAAAATAAAAATTGCAATGTATTTATAATATTTCATTTAGATCGAAATTAAAATTTGTTTGCGTCATATCTATACAAATTTTATTATATTGAATTATCATAACAAATGTTTGCAATAACTCAACAAATGAATGCTTTAATGGGTGCAGTAAATAATCTTCAGGTACAAGTTAATACACTAAATAATAAGATTGCAGCATTATCTACTACACAAAGAGATAGTAGTGGTGCTGATTTTTCACAAAAAGTAGATAGTTTATCAGGGAATATTGATGATATTAAGAGATCTCTTAATAAGATCCAAGTTGATACAGTCAGTAAGCATAATGATATTAAAAAGGATTTAGATAGTAATAAGAAAGAGGTTAAGTTATTAGAAACTACATTAACTCGTAAAATGGAACAGACGATTAATAAGAGTGTTAAAGATCGTACCGATTTAGTAGCAGATGAATTAAAATCCTTTGTAGAAAGAACGTTGACAGAATACATGGAAGGTGATAAGGATGAAGAAGAAGACGAAGAAGATGATAATGATTCAACAGTAAAGATCTAAACAGCAGGAATATCTTCTTGTAAATATTTAAATACCTTCATATAATCTCTTAGGAAAGTAGATTGATTATTTAATACAGCACCATTTGCATTATAAAGATCATAAGTATATTCATAAATAGCTTTAGCAAATTCATAATTTTGTCTTTTGATTTCATATAGTCCTTTTAAGTAATACATTTCAGGATTAGTTTTTAGTTTTACTTGCATGAAAGCTTCATCAATAACTTTCATTTCTTCTTCATCAAAAGTATCTTTTTCTCCAATCATTTTTGCTAAAGACACATAATCTTGATTAAATATGAGTCTATTATTAGTTTCAATACTGCTAAAGTATAGTCCTAATTTACTTCCATCAATAAATACATTAGGAACAGTTAAATATGATTTAAGACTATTTTTTGCTATAATATAACTTAATTGAATATTATTAGAGAATTTAATAGGTACAAATGATTCAAATATAGAAGTTGCAGTTTTTTTAGTAATAAGATATGAGTCACAGCAAGGTAATACTTTAAATACATCAGATACACTTTGATAATTATCTCCTTTAACATCTTTAGATGATGGTAATCCTAAGAATAAGAGATCATAATCTTCTGGAGTTTTTGAAAGACAATCATATAGAATATCAGCAACATTATCATTAAATACAATATCATCTTCTAATATAATATAATAATCAACCTCATCATCTTCATTAATATATTGTAATGCTTTCATATGTTTAAGAGCATTAGATAATTGATTGATATGAATATTTTTAATAAATCCATTAAATGGTACTAGACCTTCATCTTTGATTTGTTCATAATTAACAAATTGTCTAATTTCATCTTGGGTAATATTTTGAGGGTCATATTCAGTAATATATTTGAAATTTAATTTATATCGTTCATCAGCTTCAAGAATATCTTTAAGTTTCTCACATGTTGCTTTTCTGAATTTGAATTGTTCTACATGAATTACATAAATATTCAAATTAATTAATTTAGTCTCACTCATGTTCTCTATTAGTATTAATTATTATAATAATTAATTTAATACGAAATGAACGATAAGAAAAATAAGATAATAAAAAAATTGAAAAGTACTTAAATATTTATTTTTATATATTAATCAGTATTAAAGATGCATTTCTGTAATTATTGCGAAAATTTCTTATATATAAAACTAGACGACGAGAACAAATTACATTATCATTGTAAGAATTGTAATAATACAGTAGAAAGTAATGAGACTGGTAGTATCTGTATTACGGATAATAATTATATAGATGATGATACTAATTATAAACAATATATTAGTAAATATTTGAAATATGATCAAACTTTACCACATATTACAAATATCAAATGTCCTAATAAAGATTGTATTAAACCCAACGATAAAGATGAGGATGTAATATTTGTAAAATATGATTTCCAGAAGATGAAATATATGTACTATTGTACTTTTTGTGATCATTTTTGGAAATCTGAATAAATATAAAAAAATATGAAAACTATTTAAAAAAATAAACTATAAGATATAGTAATATAATGAGTAAAGTTATAGAAGATTATAAAGATATTATAGCTAATTATAATCCTACTAAAAACAAATCAAAGAACATCCTATCTAAATATGAGAAAACAAAGATTATAGGATTTCGTATGGAACAACTAGCTAGAAATGCTGAACCATATGTAGAAGTAAATGATAAAAACTCATTTGATCCATATGAAATAGCAGTTAGAGAACTACGAACTCTTAAGCTTCCATTTATGATATGTAGAACTTTACCTAATGGAGAAAAAGAATATTATCGTCTAGAAGATATGATTATAGTATAGATCTTCTTATTATTATTATTATTATTATTATTATTATTATTTTTATTCATAAACATCTTCTGTAATTTCAGGTTTCTTCGGTGTTCGTGCTACTACTGGTGCTTCTTCAATCGCATTTAAATTTGGAACTGATGGTGATACTATTACTGGTACGACTGATGTTATTTCATTTAAATTTGGAGCAGATTGTGATGTCTTTATATGTGCCGATGTATCTGCTTTATCGCCTACACGAACTACTTCATTATTAATCACATTTATACTTCTTGTACCCCAAGCACGATCATTTAGAGTTAGTAGGGTATAGATTCTAACCATAGCAAGAATATATGAGAATGGAATGAATAGTGGGATATAAATGATATGTAGAGGATGATCCCAGATATAATAACATAATTTAATAGATCTGCTTACTACCAACCAAACACACCAAGCGATAATGAGCCAATAGTTTCCACCCATAATAGTGAGCACAGGAATGTAAATAAGTCCAAACATCATAGTGAATGGAGTAATCATCTTATCAAGAAGCATAAATGCTGTGATAGGACAGATTTTCCAAATATATCTTTCTACAAAGATACACTTAATATCTGAACGCCAAGTATTTCGACTCCACCGTAAATTTTGTTTTAGGAATTTCATACCAGTTTCGAAACTGGTACTCAATTTACAATTTTCACCGAATTGATGATATGTTTTATGTCCTGTCTTATACATATATCGTGTAACACATTTATCGTCTCCAGATTGTAATTGCATACCACAGAATTTTTCGTGGATGAAATATTCATAGAAATCTTCTGTTTGTAGAATATCAGTCCTATAACATCCAGTTCTTCCACTAATACAACTACAACCTTTATCCATAGCAGTTGAAGCACGAAGTTCCAAATATCGGACAGCAAGTCGCATATCTGCAAGGATTTGAATAATATCAAATATACCTTTAACACGAGCAACTTGTTTAACACCTACACCACCAATTTTAGGATTTTGAAAGGGTGCTACTAGAAATTCAAGGAAAGTATCAACCCATTGTACATCATCATCAACAAATGCAATGAGTTTTGTCCTTGTTGCCTTAAGTCCAGTTAATAGAGCAGGTCTTTTTCCTGGTTTAGATTCTGCTATAACTTCAACAGTAGGATATGGAGCACACATTTCTCTAATTTGTGTTTCGCAAGTAATATCTGCTACAACAATAATTTTAGCGGGATCATTTTTTAATAGATGTTGAATTGTTGTGATAAATGAAGGAGGTGGTTCATAAACCGGAATAATACACGTTACATCACGTTTAGTGTATATATATTCTCCTTCTTCAACATTTTTATCTCCTTCTTTTTTTGGTTTAATTTGTCTATAGAATAGCGAAGGAATTACACGAAGGATAAGAAATACGGACCATCTATATAATCCAACATATAGTGGGAATATAATAGGTGCTGTATAACATAGTCCTCCATCAATAATACTGAACCAACATCGATGGTCATTTACAGGTCCGCCAGTTGATGACATTTTATAGTATAGCTGATTAAACACTTAAATAGTGTTTTATTGAATATGATTTAAGGATATATTCAATTTCAAATTTTTTTTTTCTGGCGTTATAGAATTAATTAAATTTTGATATATTAAGTAATATGCCATCTTTTTTAGATATAATAGCCAATTCAAGTATTCGTCTTGGAACTGCTACTGGAACTGTAAATGACCCTACATATAATAAGATACGACATGATAATTTTAATATGTATGTCGGAGAAAATAATTGTAAATTTGATCAGACAGAAGTAGTAAGAGGTACTATAGCATTTCGTGGTGATGCTGCACAAATGATAAAAGATGCACAATCATCTGGAAAACTTATAAAAGGTCATAATTTTGCATGGCATATGCAAGTACCATATTGGTATAATAAATTATCTATTGCTGATAAGAAACTTGCTATAGAACATCACGTTAGAGGACTTGCTAAATTAACAGTAGGAACTTGTTATAAATGGGATGTAGTAAATGAGTTTTTTGATAATGATGCAAATTTCAGTCCAAGACCATTTTGGAAAGAAATTGGTGGAGAAGCGATGGTTGCTAATTGTTTTAGGTGGGCACATGAAGAAAATCCAAAAGCTATATTAGTATATAATGATTATGGCAATACAAAAGATTGTCCAAAGTCAGATGCTATTAGAGCGATGGTTAAAAGATTAAAAACTAGTGGTGTTCCTATTCATGAAGTAGGAATTCAGTGTCATGAGAGAGTTGATTATATGGATGATGCCTATTTCAAATCAATAGTAGTGAATATGAAAAAGTTTAAAGATATAGGAGTAAGAGTAAATTTCAGCGAAGTTGATCTACGAATTGATTACAAACTAGATAGTTTTACTTTAGCACAACGATTCCAAAAAGCAGGCGAAGTATATTATAAACTTTATAAGACAGCATTATCATATCCCGATATATGTAATGAAATAACTCTATGGCAATTTACAGGTAAAAAGACGTGGATATATGATTACTGTAAATGTGATCATCAATATTGTCCTGTACCATGGGGAAATAACCTTGAGGAACTTCCGGCAGTTAATAGGATTAAGGATGCATTAAGGGAAGTAGTAGGATTACATAAACCTATTCCAGTACCAAGACCACCAACACCTGCACCAACTCCTAAACCACCAACACCTAAACCACCAACACCTGCACCTGTACCAACTCCTAAACCACCAACACCCGCACCTGTTCCAGCACCAAAACCACCTCTTCCTCCACCTAAACCACCAACACCTACACCTACTCCAGTAGGTAATATTTCATTAACAACTAAAATAACAAATACATGGCAAGATAGTGGAAAGACACTTATACAATATGATATAATTGCTAAAAATACTTCTAGTAATACTATTAAAAATACTACTATTAAAATTACTAGTGCCAAAATTCGTCAATTATGGAATTTAGAAGGAAATATAGCACAATCTAATTTCACATTACCTAGTTGGTTGTCGGCAGGATTACTTCCAAATGGACAATTTACATTTGGTTTTATTTCAGAAGGTAATGCTACAATTACGGTTGTGTAATAAGTCTAATAATATTATCAGGATCTGAAATATTATTAATAAATAGTTCTCCTAGATCTGCTGGTGAATATATATTTTCTTTAACATTTTTAAGGAAATCTATAGGAATACTTTTATTAAACCACATATTATATAATTGATTAATTTCATCTCTATTACATCTAGAAAATTCCATTTTAATATCTATTCTTCCAGGTCGTAAAAGTGCATCATCAAAATTAGATGGATTATTATTAGTAGTCATTATAAGAATTCTTCCAGGTGCTTCATTAATACCATCAAGTAATTCTAACAGCGATCCTAGTGTTATTTTATCATCAATAATATTATTTTTATGTTCTGGACCGTGTAACATACTAAAGTCACCTTTACTTTTAGAATAGTTAGACATCAATTCCTTATAGAAGTTTTCTTTTTCTTCATCAGAAATAGTTTCTTTTTTTTCATCGCTAATATTTCTTTTAGCAATAATTTTTTCCATACCATTACAATCGATTTCTTCAAATATATAGAGTCTCTTATTATGGGGTATTTTATATTCTGCAATTTCATTATTAAGTATAATTTGTCTTAGACTTGTTAATTTATTAATCTTATTCATAGGGATAATTATTAGATGTCTATCAGCATAATTAGCTATAGCTTTAACGGTTGATGTTTTACCACATCCCGGAGAACCATATAATAATAATCCAAGTGTATAGGGAATACCAAGTTTATTATAGAAGTCCTTATTATTTAGGAAAAAATCTAATCTTTTTTTCAAAGCTTCTTTATTTCTAAAGACTAAATTATCAAATGTTTTAGTACTAGAGAAATTACTAATATTAAAAACTGGTTGTCCTGATTCATCGTCTCGAAGGTATAGAAAGCAAAATGTATTATTATGCATTTTCATTTCAACAAAGTCTTCATATTCTTTTTCTACAAGTTTTAGAAAAGTTTGTATCTTTTTAACACTTACAGTTTCAGAATATATTCTAACAACAATATCTTTCATTCTTACTGTTTTTTTGTCTTGTACAACATTTTCTTTTACAATACGAATTTTACAAAATATATTTTCAGTTAATTTTAACGGAATATCTTGATCTACAAGGTACTCTGTTTCAAATGCAGGATTACTATGATACATAGTATTAAAATTACTAAATGATATTTCGGTTAATTTTCTAAGCAATAAATCATCCATGCAATGTTGATTTATATAGAATATTAATGCTTTTAACTTATTAGAAAATTTTGTACTAACACCATGTTTATCTTCTATAACTGAACCCGATAATTCAATAATATTATAAGTTTTTAAACCCAATTTTACTAATTCTATTACATATTTAAGACAAACTCTCCAATAACTTGAAATAAACATTATAATAAATGGTAAAGCAATATTTATTAGAATTTGATATTTTGAACCATGTAATGTTATTAACGAATAAGTCCGCATAAGTTCATCCATGAACATCATTATATATAGTAAAAAAATAATCTTTATATGTTTTTCAAAGTCATAAATTACTGAAAATATATTTGAGGATGATAGCCATACGCATATCTAAAAATATCAGTAAATGCAAGACGATCTTTATCGTTAAGTTCCGTTATAACAGCATCAGCAATTAACCATCCTGGAGTTACATCAATATTCATATCAGGAATTTCAGGATGTTTCTTATAGATGGCGCATAACATAGATATATAATCATTAACTTCTGTAGGGAATTTTTGTTCAGCCTTATATATTAGTAATTGTTTAAGATAAGTTCTTCTTATTAGGAGAGTATTTGTCATAGCATCTAATCGATGTGTAAGAGTTGCAATAAGTGCTTCATGATTAATACTATCATTAATTAATTGTCGTTGTTGATAATTTAATTCATTAAGGGTCGGCGGTGTTTGAGACATCTGTATTATTATTAGTAGATAGATTTTCAGCAAGTTCTTTTTTACGCTGAAGCCATGGATCATCTGTTTCTAATTCATTTTCAACTTCTTTAAAAGTCATAGGAGTATCATTTTGTTTTTTTGTAAGTTCTTCGGATACTTGTTCAAGAGTTACACTTGGATCTCGTACAATTTCAGTAGTACTATCTAAAGGTGTTCCAAGAAGTTGCTCTTCTTCTGGTGTATGAATTTCAGGTTTAGTAATCTTTTCAATAACTTCATTAACAAGGTCTGCAACAAGTTCTTCAACTGTTTCGGTAGTTTCAACAATTTTATCAGCAACCACTTCTAGACCTTCTTCAATAACTTCAATAACAGGTTTTTTATATTTTTTATTATTTTTTTCATTATCATCCATAGCAAGTGATTTAAGTTTTTCTTTTCTTTCTAGGAAGAACACATCTTTTTCTTTTTGATTATCAGTATATTGTTTAACGAGAGTATTTAGATGAGTTTCAGCGTATTCTTGGTCTTGTAATTCTTCAGGATTAGGAGACCAAGGACACCAACAACCAACTTCAGCAACGAAAACATTAAATTTATCATCCATTCGTTTTAGGACTTGTGCCCTAATTTGAGCTTCTTTTAGAGATTCATAAGAACCTCTTACTTTTAGACCACGAATAGTTGTTTGGAAATTATTTTTTTCTAAATAATCGCTTTCTAGAGATGCGCTATTAACAGCTTTATAGAATTCAAATTCTTCATTAAGTTTTTGAACATCAAATACATAAGTGTATCGTTCTTTAATACCTCTTAAAGAATCGGCGAGATCATTATTATCTTTAAACATTTCTAGCATATTATCAAACATAGTATTCATTTCGGTAGAATATGACTTAAGGAATTTTTCAACAAAATAGACTTCTTTGTTTTTAATAACTTCTTCTGGAGAAATAAAAGATAAACAACAATAATGTTGTCCTCTAATAGGAGGATCTTGGTCGAGGTAATCTTCAGTTTTAGTAGATACTAAATTGTTCGTCATTATATAAATTAATAATAGTTTCTTTCTTAAATCAATTTATATGCTAAATTATTTTTTTCTTTTCTCATATTATATAAAAAATGCACGGCGATTTTGGATTTGACGTAAAAGAAATTCTAGTTCGCATCTTTAAGTATGTTTTCGAAGGCCTTGTCGTAGCAACAGCTGCATACCTAATTCCCGGTAAGAAATTACAGGCTGTTGAGATTTTAACAATAGCGCTCATTGCAGCGGCGTCGTTCAGTATCCTTGACCTATTCGCACCCGCATTCTCAGGCTCGGCCAGAGCAGGAAGTGGGCTTGCCATAGGTGCAAACCTCGTTGGTGGCTTCAATGCCCCCATCCGTATTTAAATTACTTAAATAGTAAAATTAAATACAAATTAATCCATCATGTTGAATAACATCTTCAACTTACTAATATCTAAATTAGAATAATTATATCTATATGGAAAAGTCCATTCATCTTTATGCTGACATTTTATTAATTCCTCTTTAGTTGTTGCTTTAAAATGAAGATACATACATTTAGAAGCTGTAATACTTGTTTCTAATTCTTGTAATATATATTGTTTTTCTATTAATATACTCTCTGGAAATATATAGAAAGTATCTTTATCGGGACATGCAATCCAGTAGAAATGATTATCTCCAATATCATATCTCTTCTTTTTTCCTAATCCTGCATTTTTAGAAAGATGTATTTCGACACATGGTATGGAACAATCTGTACGAACATATCCTACTTTTTCTTGTATTTTGAATTTATCTATTGTAAAATCAAATACTTGTCCTTCTAATTCTGGATATATAAATTTAAAATAACTACCAAGTTTTTCTTCTCTTAATTGTTGATATTCATATTCAAGTTTGCAAGAAGAACTTATAGGTATATTTGCTTCTAAATATTTTACTTTTGGAAATTTATTATCATTATAATGACTAATAAATCTATCTATAATTTTACCATCAGTAATCATACCATAATAATACTTACTATCTTTGTTTATATCAATATTACTAACTTTCAAAGATAATTCTCCATCAAAGGTAAATATAGTATTATCATTAACACAAATACAACATATAATCATATCGTTATATTCACTATTCAATTTAAATCTATGACAATAGTTTCCTTTATGTTTCTTTGTTTGTTTTTCAGTTGATTTTATTTGAATTTGCAACCATTCATCATTATTAATTGATTTAGGTTTAATAATACAATCTGCCAGAGTTCCTTCTCTTAATTTTTTAATATCAAAGTATTCATTTAGTTGTTTTTCAAGATATATATATGCATTGTATTCAAGAACATTTCCTCTAGCATTTCCATCAATCTTACTGTTTTCTTTCTTAAAATCACTTTCATTTTTCCTTGCACAGGGACTACACAAAGAAATATTACAATCTTGAAATATATTTAGAGTACATTCTCTTTCATGACCACAACTTGCAATCATTTTATATATACTATAAATTGTCATTCCATTCTCATAATATTCTTCTTCTGTTGTAAGCAGATTACAATTATTATCAGTAAATCTCTTTAAGACTTCTTCATAAGGTAATCTCATTTCGTCATATTTCTTCTTTTTAGCACATTCCTTACAAATACCTTCAGGGTTCTTTTTCAAAAATGCTATACCAGCATTATTATTATGACCACAAGAAGCTACGAAATCGTAGATACTGAAAATATTCATATTATTATTGACAAAGTCTTCTTTGGTTGTAAGTAAAGTACAATTTGCATCAGCAAATCGTTTCACCATCTTTTCAAAGAAAACATCATTCTTACTTTTAAGATAAGTACAATCTTTACACAAGTTATTTTGCGAAAGATGTTTCCTGTAATAATCTCTTTCATGCCCACAACTCATTAACACTCTAAATTTACTATCAGCAGTCATCCCCCCTTCATTAAACTCCTCCTTTGTAGTAAGTAATTTACAATTGAATAGAGCAAATCTTTGAACAATCTCCTCATATGAAATCATTATGTAATCTATACAAATTTTCAAATATAAACTTTCAAATTTTTTATTACATAAGCGAAAAAAGATAATAATACTAAAATGCCAGAAATAGGTTGTCAAACCGATTTCGTAAATCATAGACCAGATATATTAAAAGAATATGAAGAGATAATTGATCACTATACTAGGAAAAGTAATATTGATTACTACACAAAAAAAGGTGAATTTATAATATATGCATATTTAGAAAAAAAAGATATTACTATTGTTAAAACACAATCTAAAAATTATTATGAAAGAGGGTGTAATACAGTAGACTATCTTTCATATAGTAATATAATACTTATTGATATTATTGATTTCCTTGAGACACTTGAGTATAGAGACCCTAATTTTTTAGATACATTACTATTTGATGGAATGAAAATAAATGACTTTAAACTTAAATTTTATGATTAAACTTACACAATCAAAATATAATGTTAATAGAAATTATAACAATCCATAATCCATGAGTTGTTTAGACATCATAAAAAATACGACGATAGAATTAGGAACAGCGACCTCAGGTGTATCTGTTACAGATCCCTTGTATAAGTCTGTTCGTGAAAACAATTTCAATATGTATGTAGCAGAAAATTCTTGTAAATTCTGTTACTCTGAAAAAGTACAAGGACAAGTAGGATTTAATACAGAAGCAAAGCAGATGATCAGTGACGCACAAGCATCAGGAAAATTACTGAAACTTACTCCATTAGCATGGAACCAACAGACAGCATGGTGGTACGATAAATTACCAGTCTCACAGAAAGCAGCCGCATTAGAATACCATGTCAAGACATTAGCAAAAGCCAGTGCAGGACTATTTTATAAAATCGATGTTGTGAATGAGGCTATAGGTAATGATTTACTTTTAAGACCTTTTTTCGTAGAAGTAGGTGGAGAACCTTTTATTGTCAATTGTTTTAAATGGGCAGCCGAAGCAAATCCACAAGCTATTCTAGTATATAATGATTACGGGATTACGACAGATAATTATAGATCTCAAGCTATTAGAGCTTTTGTTCAGAGACTTAAAACAGCAGGAGCACCAATACATGAAGTAGGATCACAATGTCATGAAGCTGTTAAGAGTTTCCTTAATCCCTCAATAGGAATAAATATTGCAAAAAATATGCAGGCATGGAAGGATATAGGAGTTCGCTTTAATTTTTCAGAAGTAGATTTAAGAATTGATTTTGGTCTTGACAGTTTCAGTATAGAAGACAGAATAAAACAACAAGCAGAAGCATATTACATCTTATATAAAACTGCCTTATCAAGACCCGATATATGTAATAATATAACTCTTTGGCAATTTGCAGGTAAATATAGTTGGATCCACCCATGTTATAATGTAGATCGTAAATACTGTGCTGTACCTTGGGGTAATGATATAGAAGAATTACCTGCCGTTGCTCGTATCAAAGATGCATTACGAGAAGTTGCACCCCTTCATGCCATAGGTCGTCCAGTATCAGTATTAGGGTTATATGGCATAAAACCATGGGGGACAACAAGTAATTTTGTTGATAAGTCCGCTCAATGGATATGGAATACTTCAACAGCATTATCAGGTGCTCCTTTAACACCAGTTAAATTTAAGAAAGTACTAAAAAATACAGGAGATCCAAAAGCAGTCACAGTTCATATAATAACTGATAATACAGGTTATCTTAGTGTTAATGGTAAATCAATAGGAAGTATAGAGGATGTAGGATGGAAAAATGTAAATTATACAAAACTTCCTTTAACACTCATAAAAGGAGATAATATTCTGATAATCAAAGCGGTAAATGCTGGAGGTCCAGCAGGATTACTGTATTCCGTAATAGATAATACAACAAAAAAGGTTTTATGTAAAAGTGATGCTTCAACTTCATATATCATATAAGTATAATTCAATATACATAATATAATGATTAAATTACCCAACGATATACAGTGGGAAATCTATAATAAAGCCGATACTATGACTAAATTAAAGATGCATAGAGCATTTCCAACTATATTTCCAGAACCGTTTATATTTCCTAAAATCACAAAAGTAGGTTTCTCTGAAACTATGAAACATAGGACAAGTATCTGGATAGATATAAATGATACGAAACACTATCAAGTAATCATATATGGTACAGGAATGCCATTTGATACAAGAACTCATATATTTTTGGCAGATGGAAATGATTTATTAGGAGAATGGTTTAGTGATGATACATATATAAATGGAAAATCACATAAATATAAAAAAGGAACGGTTTATGAGACACTTAAATAATATTAGTACTATTTTTTAGTAGGTTTAGGTTTAGTAGTTTTCTTTTTAGTTGCTTTAGTTGCTTTAGTTGCTTTAGTAGTTTTAGTAGTTTTAGTAGATTTAGTAGATTTCTTTTTAGTTGCTTTACCACCATACATTAACATACCTTTAGCAACATATCCTATTGCTTTTTCTAATATATCTTTAAGTTGTTCTTTTGAAGTTATATTTTTGGGTAAAACTAATTGAGCATAGCAAGTATGAGATTCGGGTAATGGACAAACCTTATCACTTATTACTCTTTCTCCTATTACTATTTGATACTTTATTCCTTTCATTGGACTATATGTTCCAGACCAGAAATATACTAAATTTTTAACAAATTCCACATCACTTTCTAATAATATATTACTAAACCAACCTTGTACTTCAGTAGGTACTTTTTCAAAGAATACTTGTTCTTTTACAAAGTCTTTAACTTTTTCTTTATCTAATTTATTATTACACAAAATATCATACATTTTATATACATTTATACCTTTTTTTAATAATATATTTGATATACCTGTTTTTTTATTCATACCTTCAGCAACATATTTACAATAAGGGGGAATATGATAATATTCTTCCCAAATACGCAGAAATGATATAAAATTACTTTTAGTTACAGGTTTTTCTTTTCTACCTACATCTTCAAAATCTAATCCAGATAGTTCGATATGATCTGGATTTTTCATTAGTTGCTGTATAAATATTTTTGAATCAGGATCTTCAACCATTTGATATACCAAATAAGATATATCTTCCGAAGGTTTTGTATTGAATAAACACATGTGTAATAAACTTCTCTTTAATTCTATCTCAAATGGAATATCGTTTAGTACCATTATTCCAATTAAATATCCAAATGTTACTAACTTTCTTTTAGTAGCATATGTTAAATCTAATTTTTTTTTAATATTATATTGACCTAAATTTGTTTTAGTATTATTTTTTGTATTATTTGATTTTACAACAGGTTCTAATAATTCAGATACTAAATCTTTTATACATCTTGTAATAAAATCTCTATTTACTCCTTCTCCAATACCTTCTTGACCTTCATATGTTACATCAAAATCTTCTAATAATAATGGTAAGTCTTCAATAGTTTTATTATATACTTTATATACTAAACTATCAACTGGATGTTCTGGATTAGCAATAATTTGTAATTTAGGACGTTTAAGTATAATTTTCATATTAGTTTTTGTTGGTAAATTATAAGATTTTATACTTGAACATATTTTTGCTACTTTTCTACTAAACTCATAAAACATTGGATCTACATCAGTTAAGAGTGTTTCACAAGTAGTAGGAAAAGAAGCATTAGCATTAGCATTTACATCCCATTCATTATAAGCATTGTTAATAGTATATACTTGACTGTTATTATTATTACTAAAATTATTAGGAAGTACAATTTTAGGGAAATTATTTTTAACATAATTAATAAATAAGTCTAATTCAGTTATTAATAAAGTTCTTTCATTATTTATATTATTCATATTTTCCCATAATCTTACAATCTGTCCTTCAGTTCTATCTTTACTAACAAATGCTTCAAATATAGGATTCATATCTTCTTGTTTAACCCAATGTGAATCTTTAGTTATAATAGCACGAATAAGTCTAGTTAGAGGATATAATTTTATTAATGAAGCTACTAATTTAACTTTTCCAAGTTTCCAAGCACTATTTATATCTTTGTAAATAACATTTATCATTTGTCTATCTGAAGTTACTTGATCAGATTGTATTTTATACATTGTATTACTTAATAAATTGTGATCTTCAGGTGATAATCCTACTAATACACTATTAACACTATTTACAAAATCAGTTCTCCATGCTTCATCATTACTTTGAGATCTTGCATTATTATTTTGAGATTGCGAATTATTATTTTGAGATTGTGAATTAATAATTTGAGATTGTGAATTATTAATTTGAGATTGTGAATTATTAATTTGAGATTGTGAATTATTATTTTGAGACCTTCTATTGTTATTTTGAGACATCATTTATTATGATAATATAAATAAATATAAGTTTAAGAATTATTTTAGTAGATTTATATAATGGATACAACAAAAGTATATAAAACTTTTCGAGATAATCTAAAAAATTTCCGTAGTAATCTTACAGAAACATCAATAAAGTTTATATTTTTTACAGGATTTATAGATGAATTATCAGTACCAAAAATGAAAACTGTATTTAGTTCTTGGAATTTAAATGGAAATGAATATTATATAAGTAGAGGAGTATCAGATAATAATATTTATGTATATAGAGAATCAGATATTAAATACCTTGTAAATATCATAAATACCAAACATACTAATTCGGGTATAATACATAATGTAGATATTCTAGGTATTGGAGAAGATAATGAAGATGAAAATGCAAATCATGGTGATCATATAGATTTTGGTATAATTCGTAGAAAGGATGGTAATTTAGTAGTTAAAACACATAAAACTGTATATGTTGATATAGGTAATTTTGTATTTGATCGTAATGAATTTGGATGTAACTTTGTTTATGATAAAATTAAATTAGATTCATTAACTAATTTTTCAATGAATACAAAGTGTCAAAAAATAGATTACAATTATACTGGTGCAACAATAGATTCTACCTATCAAAATCAAGATCCTAATGTAATATATACTTTATGTAAAGTACTTGAGGGAACATATATAAATGGAGGAGCAATTATAGATAAAAAAAACTACATGATGTATGGTGGTAAAAGATATTTAATAAGAAAAGGTAAAAGAAATGGACAATATATCAAAACTGCCAAAAGACGAATATATTTACAAAAGGGTGGAAATAATTACAAAGGTATAACATTTATGTCTGATAGTTTCATACAGTTTTTATCAGATACAGTATTCAAACCATTATATACTATTCGTAATGATTTAGTAGAAATAAGAGTTATATATGACGAACTAAATGAAACAAGCAAAGATGCTAATAAATATATAATAATTTTATATGATTTCATGGACTATATTAGAAATATATTCTATCTTAATACAGAAAAGACATTAATAGCATGTTATGCAAATAATAAAATAGAGAGTGGACAGTCAGATATATTAGAACCAAAAGAAGTGAAAGTATATAATGAGTATATGTTAGAAATGAAACAACATAAGAATATAAGTGTAAACTAAACTAACAAAAACTAAACCCTAAACACAAATCTACATAACCTACCAACTAAACACAAAATCTACTTTGTAGCGAGCAGCTCACTGTTGTCCTTAATGAACTGGAGCATCTCTTCCTTCTTGTCAAGGAGACGAACCCATTGCTGTCCATACAAAGTCACAGGGAAACGAGCGTTCAAACCATATACAGACATAGCACCCTTCTCGGATACTTTGAAAGTAATAGGTTTAACCTTGCTCTTGAGAGCCTCGTTTTCCTTCTTAACATTCTCCATTTCTGCCCTCATCTTCTCCATCTGTTCCTTCATAGCGAGCATCTCCATGTTCTCGGTGGTAGTGGCCATTGTAGGTAGTTGAGTGTGAATGAGTGTTTCTTACTGATTGATGAAGATAGATTATTTATTCCTTTCAATTTTTTTTTATTTTAGGTAGAATTTCTAAAAATTTTTTTGTAAAAGTATATAAAGATATTTGTATATGCTACATTATCTCATGAATAGAGTGCCTAGTGTTATTAACAGCGTTTTCAGTAGTACGATTAAGAGAAATTTTTGCAATTACTATCCCAGTTGCAAAGTAGTAGTAACATCTGTACAAGATAAAGTAGATGATATAGATAAATATACTACACAACAGTTTCAAGATTTTTATAACCCTTATAATGATTCTTACTACACTTCGTGGTATGATCATATGAATTTTAATGATGCTAAACGCATATTACCTTTTGACGATTATGTTTTTGACAATGAATCGTAATTCATTGTTATAGTTTATAGCGACCATGATTGGGTAGGATTATCTGGATCTGTTAGTTCATCAGAAAAGTAAGCATCATTATCAGTCTTATCTTTTGGATCTTTTACAATATCTACATTTTGTTTGTAATATATTCCATCTAAAGTACAATAGGTTTTTTCTCCTCGTGCAACTTTAGCATGCAAAAATGTTTCTTCACCAGATACAGGATCAACATGTCCAAATATAACACATTGACCATTATGGTGAAAGTCAGCATATGTCGGTTCTTTTTTTAGATAATTAGAATATTTGAAGTTTACACAATTTATACATTTTTTTAAATCAACTCTAGTATCTTTGATAGGGTTAAAATGGATTTTTGTTGTTACATACATAGCCATTTTATAATTTAATTATTGTTTTATCTTTATATCAAAAAAAATTGAAAAAGATATAAAGAAGTTTTATTTATATATATCACTATATGAGCACTACAATGGAAGATACTATTATCTTTGTTTTCCGTAGAGATCTTCGTATCCACGACAATACAACATTCATTGAGACTGTTAAGATGGCGAATGAGAACAAATGGAAAATGCTTCCAATCTTCATTTTCAATCCTCAACAGATTGATCCAACAAAAAACAAATATTTTAGTAGTAATTGTGTGCAGTTTATGATTCAATCTCTTAAAGACCTAAATGAACAAATTAAAAAAGAAGGTGGCAAACTCTATTATTTCCACGGTACTGATAGTGAAATCTTTGATAAACTATCTACTGAAGTGAATATTAAAGCAATTGCGTCAAATAAAGATATTACACAGTTTGCTATTAAGAGAGATGAAGGTGTTCAATATTGGTGTGATAGGAAAGGTATTCCATTTGTATCCAAAGAAGATTATACTATGTATCCAGTTGAATTAGTAAGAACTAATCAAGCAAAACCATTTGAAATTTATACACCATTTTATAGGCGTGCTATTCGTATTCCTGTACCAGAACCTCATAGTATTCCAGAGATTACTACAAGTTTTACAGATATTGAATTAGAGAACCAAGATACTGATCTAGATAAGTATTATACTTTTAATGAGTTTGTAGAGCAAAAGGGTGGTCGTGAGACTGGTCTTGAAATCCTAGAGAATATGAGAAAGGGGGGATTTAAAAAATACAAAAAAGATAAAGATTATCCTATTAAAGATGGAACAACAAAAATGAGTGCTCATTTGAAGTTTGGATGTCTTAGTATCCGTGAGACATTCAAGATTGCAAAGGAAGCTTATGGTAAAGAATCACAGTTGGTAATGTCTTTATATTCTCGTGAGTTCTATTATAATCTTGCTTATAATTTTCCAGAGATTTTGAAAGGACAACTGGGAGAACAGAAAAGTACTCCACTACATGGGAGATATGAGAAGAGTACGTGGTGTATTGATGAAGATAAATTGGAGAAATGGAAGACAGGTCAAACAGGCTATCCGATTGTAGATGCAGCGATGCGTTGTCTCAATAAGACTGGATGGCTACATAATCGTCTTCGTATGATGGCAGCGATGTTTCTAGTAAGGGATTTGGATATTGATTGGCGTGTAGGGGAACAATATTTTGCACAGAAACTTGTAGATTATGATCCACCTAGTAATAGTCAAGGTTGGTGTTGGGTACTATCGTTTAGAAGGAAGTTCAATCCTTATAAGCAGACGGGTAAATATGATGAGCAGTGTGAGTTTGTAAAGAAGTGGGTTCCCGAGATTGCTGATGTTCCAGTATTAGATTTGATTTGTTGGTGGGAGAAGTGTATTAATTATCCAGATCTAGCCTATCCTCTTCCTATGGTTGCTATTCAAGGTTATAGGGTAAAGTTCAAGACATATATTCCAGACTATGTAAGACCTAAAGATCCTAATTACGTCAAGATGCCTAAACAGAGTAAGTATGGAACTAATAAGAATAAGGCAAAGTACGATAAGAACAAAGAGAGGAACAAACTACTAAAACAACAAAAAGCAGGACAATCACAAGATACTAATATTCCAATTACTAATTCCAGTCATGTAAATATTCCCGAAGGTGTTCCACAATCAATTCCTTATAGTTCACAACCAATTCAGCAACCGATTACCAATTCCAGTCATGTTAATATTCCACAGAGTATTCCACGGTCAATTCCTTATCCACCTCCTCCACCACTTGAACGACAAGGTCCTTATATGCCACCTTTTAATCTTCAACATGCTCCACCACCTCCACCTCCACCACCAAGACGCTATATGGCACAACCACAACAAGCACCTCAACAACCAAGACATCAACCATTTAATCCCCCACCTCCACCTCCCGATAGACAATATACTTCACGACCTCCATATAGACCACAAGTAGATCGTGCTCCACGGTTCTTGTCAGGTGCTAATAGTATTCCGATTGGACAACCTTATAATCAACGAGTATTTTATCCTCCAGGACCTCCTCCACCGCTTCAATATAATCCTCCAAGAGTACATCAAGTACCAGTACCACAAGTTCCGCAAGTAGCACCAACAGTACAATTACAGATTATTAAGAAGAAGAAGAATGGTAAGAAGCGTGATCCTAATAGACCACCTTATGTAGCACCTTATCAACCTGCTTTTACAGTTCCCGATACTACACCAAAATCAGAAAATACAAATAATTAGATAGTAAATTAGATATAAGGCTTTAATTATTTTTACTATTAAGCCTTATTAATATCTAAAATGGATGATAATATCTGTTCTATTTGCTATCAAAGCGAAGAGAAAGATGGGGTAGATGTCCGTGCGACTTGTAGTATATGTAAGATAAAACTATGTATTTCTTGTTGGTATGATAAATGTAAAACTTATTGTCCAATCTGTAGTAGATCTGATTTAAATAGAGAGCATCAATGTAGTTTATGTCTTCAATATAAGCATTTACAGAGGATTTCAGTCTGTAGTATTTGTAATAAGTGGGTATGTTATAGTTGTGAAGGGGATGATATACATGAGTGTAATGATATTTTAGGATTAAGGGGAGAACTAGCAAAAGTAGATGATACTTTAGATATTTACATATTACATTTTAAGGCAAAGTTGATTAAAAGTACTTTTAGAGTTTTAGGATATATAGAAATAACTATAGGAAAAATAACTATTATAGAAGATATAAATCCAGAGGGGAAGCGTATGATAATGATAGTATGGGATGTACTTAATAATGAAACTTTGTTCAAACATGTATCTGATGAGACAAATATGAAAAGGTATAGAGTAGATAGATTTAAGAGAGGTACAAAGTGTTATAATACGCATTATAAGCATACTATGAAACATATGTTAAATTTTGTTAGTAAGATGAAGAACTATAGATTATGTACTGCTTGTAATAAAGATATAGTTTTATGTCCTCAAACTAATTATTGTAGAAAGTGTCATATAATGAAGAGACTATTTTGTACTTGGAAAAAATCAATTGAAAATCCTAAAAATATAGGTCTTAGTATAGATACTTATCAACCTATTTGTCTTTTTTATAAAGATCTTGAAAAGGATTTTGATGAATATGAGTCATTATGTAAATGGTGTTGTGGATAATTTTTGTTATTCTTATAGAGAAGCATAGAAGCTCCAACCTAAGTCTTTACAAATCAGTTTCCATGTTTGATCCATTTGGAATGTTTTTTCTCTGCTTCTTAGAAGAGGAAAGAATCGTAAGTATTCATCTAATTCCAGAAGTTGCAAACATTTATGTATAGTATATGAGTATGATAAGAAGTTCTTTCTAGTTTTAGGTGCATGATTGAAGAAAGGGATTTGTATCATTTTAAACATTTGTCGTAATTTTTCTTCAATTTCAGGTGTAAAGTTTGGTGTAGGTGCTCCTGATAGACGATTAATTATATGAGGAACATGTTCGTAGAATTTATTAAGTTTCAGTGCTTTCAGTATAGCTTTTACTTTAACAGGTGTAATTTCAGCCATATTAGTAATTCTTTGTTTTCTTATTTCTAGAAGAATTCTGTCATAGACTTCTTCCGGAATATCTGTAGATTCTTTTCCTTGAATTTGACTTATCCCGTCTCATCATCTTGATTGCTAAAGATGACGGACTATAACTTAAGCTTTCGCCCACTTCCATTTAGTCTCTGAACCTTTCCCTTTAAAGGGACTTGGCTGCAGATTGTCTCAAGATATTTATTAGTAATAAATTCTTATAGAGAGTTCCCTGCAATTTGAAAGTGTCGCAGAATAATAAAATTCCACTAGTAGTACTTAACTACTATTATGAGCAGATATAACAATATTAATTTTTGATTATAGTTAGTTTCAATAACATTTCTTCTAAATGATTAATGGCTAGATTATAATTTTCTTTAGGAGTATATTTTTGTTTAGAAAATACTTTACTATATTTTTGTGTTTTGCCATTACTATCTGTAAATGGAATACCATTAACTATATATCCAACAATTATTCCTTTATATTTATAGGTATTAATGTATTTTGGTAGATATTGCGTGTCTATATCACTTTTATTACTTTTAGCAATAGTTTGTATATTAGACCAGTCATCTATATCTAAAGTGTTTTCATTAATATTTTGAATTTGTTGGATATATTTTATAGCTTGACTCAAGTTGTATTTATTGGTATTTTTAGTAAAGTCTTTTCTAGGAATAAGAGTACCATCGTGTCCTTTTATACCTTCAGTATAGAAACCAGTAATCTTGTTTTCAGATAGTATAGGATAGATATTTAAAGGAAGTTTAGAAGACCATTTTTGTTCTATACTAGTTTTACTAGTATTTTTATCAGATTCTTCCTTATTAATTTTGATTTCTTTATCAATATCTTTATATTTCTCTTTTAAAGAATTAAGAAACATTGTTGCTTGATATAGAGCATCCTCTATTCCATTTTTAACTGAAAATGTCTTACTAATATATTGTTTGCTATTAATTCCAATAGGAAATTTACATACACCATAACTGTAAATTTCATTATCTTTTCTATAAGCAACAATATATTTAGGTAATACTGAATCTTCAGGATATTTTCTTTCTTTGGTTGTTCTTCTATTTCCTATTTGTCCTTTTGCTATATTGGTTTTGGCAACTTCTGTATGTTTTAGTCCTTCTCTAGAATTTTTCATTCTATCAATGCTTTCTTGAGATGCTTTACCATTTGAACCACCTTGTTTAAGATTATAACCACTTGGAACAAGTGTATCATATTCAATCATATATTTCTTTTCAAGGTAATCCATTTCATTTAGTAAGCAATCACAAATCTTAGATACACTAAAACTTTCTTTGCCATATTTCCTTATAGCTTGATTAAGTAGAAGACAGTGATCTTTAGAACACGATATAGCTTCTCTTACATGAGAATTCCATCTACCAATTGTACCCCATTTCACATTATTAGAAGACACATATTTCATAGCTTGTCCTACATATTTTTTGCCATTAATCTTATTAGTAATCAAATATATTTCACCTTTATTTAGATCTTCCATATTAGATATTTATGAATTATCTAAATAACTATTTCAAATTTTTTTAATATTGTTATTATTACCAAATACTCATTCAAATGATTTACTTTTATACTTCTATCTACTGACAGAAGAATGGACTATATCTTAAGCAGTCTTTAAAACTACCCACTTCCATTTAGTCTCTGAACCTTTCCCTTTGAAAGGGACTTGGCTGCAGATTGTCTCAAGATATTCATATTTTACTTTTAGTAATGAATTCTTTATAGAGAGTTTCCTGCAATTTGGAAATGTCGCATAGGTGATGAATCTATACTAGTATTATTACATACTTTAAGCGTCTAAACCATGTCCAACGCTTATACGAGAAGTAACTCGTTATATCTTTCAAGTTGTACTTGAAGACTAGACTATATCTTAAGCAGGTATTAACCTACCCTTTCCTATTTAGTCGTTGAAGGTTTTCTTTATAAGAATAAAGAACTTCCCTGCGGATTATCCAAATCTACATATTTTTACTTTTGTATAGTAGATTTCTAAGGATGTCCCCGCAATTTAAGAAAGTTGCAGTTATTTTAAACTACTAGCGTTAGCTTTTGAGACCAAATACTTCTAATCTCCTTTGGAGGATCTTTATAGGAAGGTTTCTCGTGATCAATAATGATAGTTTCTATTGTATGGCAATCATTGCAATACATTAGTCCATCATTAACCAAAAGCGTACGGGTTTTTGAATCGCAAACAGGACAAGTATCACTTTCCTCATTGGGATTAAGTTTAAAATAATTATAGTCCGTAAATTGCATATATTTGTCTAATAAAGATGCACGGTCATCATCTTTAATAGTATCTTCTTCGGGTTCATCATTATTTGTTTTAAAGAATTTGAGGATACTGTTTTCAGTTATAGTTGCATTAGTTTCATTTTCGAGTATATTACCATTTTCAACAATATCGTAGTATTTGAAAATGAGATCGGCAGTATTTATATAGTAATCAACTTCAAAAGTGCTTTTTTTAATATTAGTAATTTCGTTTTCAACGACTTGTTTTTTGTCAGTTAAGTCAATGTAATTTTGGAATTCTTTTTCGGATAAATTTGAGAGAGAACATTTAGAAATTTCAGCGAGTTTATTAGTAATAACGCTCAACTCCTTCTGCTTATCTTCCAGTCTATTTTGTTCACAACAGAAGTCTTTGACTTTAGAGTTGTGTTGGGTGTCGAGGGTTTTGCTGATATTTCGCTTTAACATTCATCTATAACATGTAAGGAATTTTTTTTCTTAAGTTAAAATCGCATTTTAACGAAATTAAAATATTGCTTAAGGGTTTTTAATAGAAAATTAATATTTTATAGAAAAATGTGTTAAAAAGTGTTAAAATTTTTCAACACATAAATGAGTGTTAAAATTTAAAAGTATAAACTATGTAAAAATATAAAACACGAATTTGTTGTGTTTGCCTTGTATATAACTAAATTTTTTTCTTAACATATATTATAAAAACAAAATGGGAGGAGGTCATTGATGGCCTCAACAAACAGGTGGCATCGCCGTTTGTTAGTAAGAGCACCTCAAACTCTTGCGACATACCTTGATGCGGGAAAGTTCTATAAGTCTAAAACTACCACTCATATTTGGGAACTTATATGAGGAACAGTATTAATAATACTTCCCAATGGTAAGAAGGTTTTGGATAAGGAATAATCCGCAGACGAGATTCTAATAAGAATCCGTTTCAGAGACTGAACGGGTATGGGTATTTTTGGGGTGAAAACCCTTTAATACTTAAGATACAGTCCTAGTACTATAAAAGTGCTAGCTAATGCAACTCGTCGCTTACGGAGCTCAGGATATCTATCTTACTGGAAATCCTCAAATTACATTCAAATAAGAGTGTAAAAAAGTAGTATATGCTACTAGTCATTATTAAATGGCGACATCATTAAATTGCGGGAACTCCTAAAAGGAATTCATTACCAAAGTGTAAAAATATGAATTACTAAGACAATCCGCATCCAAGTCCCTTTAAAAAGGGAAAGGTTCACAGACTAAACAATGATGGGCGAAAGCTTAAGATATAGTCGGTCAAAGAGAATTATTTTCTTTGATGTCTTCAAGGTTGTCTACCGCAGACATACTAACTACGCTACTGAATCAATTGAACAAACCTTTAACGGCCAAGCTAGCTTCGGCAAGAAGGTTACCTGCACTGTGTCCCGTAATGGCGATCTAATCCATCGTGTGTACCTCCGTGTGGAGCTACCCGATGTCACTGTGCCTGACGCCAAGGCTTTCAGATGGCTCAACTGGCTCGGTCATATCCTAATCAAGACCGTAGAAGTAGAAATCGGTGGTCAACGCATTAATATCTAGTGCGATAAAGTGTCAATAGATGCTAGTTAGTATATCAAAAATGTTTAGACCTCCTCCCAAGTCATATTAAACATATTTGATATATTAGCAATACTATCAAATTGCAGGAAAATCCTTAGAAATCTACTATACAAAAGTAAAAATATGTAGATTTGGATAATCTGCAGCGAAAATCCTATTGGGTTACGCTCAACGACTAAATGGTAGTAGGTAATAATTTATTATTACTTAAGATATAGTCTATTCTTGAAGGAAATTTCAAGTATAAAAGTGATAAACATTACTCAGATTGGCTCCATATCTGGAACGAACTTACCCAAACTGCTGGTCACCAACTTGGTTACGCCAACATGGTCGGTAATGTTCCTTCCCTAGTAAACCCCCTCGAGAATCTTTCCGGTACATCCAAGACTGTTAAGGGACAGATCCTATACATTCCCCTACAGTTCTGGTTCAACCGTAATCCTAGATATATTGGGATTAAAAGTTTAAACGCTAGTAGTTGTATTAATCAACTGCGACAATATCAAATTGCTGGAAAACCCTTAGGAATCTACAAAACTAATGTAAAATATGTAGATTTGGATAATCAGCATCAACTTTCTTGCTTAGGAAGTTGTTCAACGACTAAATGATATTGGTCAGGAAAACCCTGATTAAGATATAGTCTGCCTTCATACGATAAGAATGAAGAATAAGCGGGTCTCGCTCTCCCCCTCATTGCCCTACAGTACCACGAAGTCAAGCTCAACCTTGAGCTCAATGACCTCAAGAATTGCTACTGGTCCGCCACCCATGCCACTGGTTCATGGGTAAATGACCAATCCGCAGTTGTGCCCAGTGACCTAGTATCAGCATCTCTCTTCGTAGATTACATCTACCTTGATACTGATGAGCGTCGCCGCTTCGCACAGGTTTCTCATGAATACCTTTTGTTAAACAAGAGGAAAACAGTAACCACTTATCAATATGCAGACACTATTGATATGAACATGTGTAAGTATTCTGCACAGCAACAAATTGCTGTATATTGTTACTAGTTAGTGATAAGTATACATTTGACCTCCTCCCCAAATATATACTTATCATTAGCAACACTTTCAAATTGCAGGGAAGTCCTTAGAAATTCACTAAAAAATAAAAGTAAAATTATGTGAATTTGGACAATCTGCAGCAACTTTCTAAATTACTTAAAGATAATTCACGATAATGATATAGAAATGGGTTTTATTTACTGTGTGACATTCCCTTCTGGAAAACGATATGTAGGTCAAACTACACAATCAATAGAAGTAAGAATAGGACAACATAAAAAAAGTAAGAATTCCCAATTAATATGTCGTGCTTTTAAGAAGTACTCTTCATATAAAGTAGAAACTCTACTTGAAATAAACAATGAACTTCTCGATATGTATGAGATAAAATTCATTGAAATGCTTAATACTCTGAATCCATCAGGATATAATCTATCAACTGGTGGTGGTTCAGGAAGAAAGCATTCAACTTATTCAAGAGAGAAGATGTCAAAATCTCATATAGGTGTTCCATTATCAGACCATCATAAACAACGATTATCAGAATCACATATAGGACGCATTGTCACAGAAGAAACCAGAGCAAAGATTTCTCAATCAAACTCTGGAAAACCTAGAACAGACGAATTTAGACAACATATGTCTAATAAAAGTCGAAAGGTAAAATGTGATTTGCCAATGTATGTTTATAAGATAAGAAATGGTTATAAAATTAGACCACCTAATGATATAGAAAAAGTATTTGCATCTACAAAATTCACTGATGAAGAGAAACTTAAACTAGCACTAGAATATCTTGAAAGTAAAACGAAGGTGTCCAACGACTAAATGTTAGTGGGTATTGTTAATAAAACAATGCTTAAGATATAGTCTAGTCTTGAAAGAAATTTCAAGTATAAACGATTGAACAATTACAGTTCACTGGTGATGAGTCAACCGGAACCACCAACACCAAGGTCAAGCTCAATTTCAATCATCCTACCAAGGAACTAATCTGGGTTGTACAACCCGATACTCTTGTTACTGATACAGTAGCATACGGTAAGCAATGGTTCAACTACACTGATGCTGCTGATCCCACCTACCTAAATACCTCAGCATACAGTACTGAGGATGCCTACGGTGGCGGTGGTGGTGTTGTTGCACCTGCATCAGCAACTAATTACCTAGAGAATCTTGCTGGTGGTATGCCTGGTATAGCACCCGGTGGTGCTAATCGTGTATTCGTGCCCACTTCATTCGAGGGTGGTGACAACCCCGTATCAACCGCCAAGATCCAGCTCAATGGTCATGACCGTTTTGCCGAGATGGATGGCCGTTACTTCAATCTCGTCCAACCCTTCCAACATCACGAAAATGTGCCATCCCGTGGTATTAATGTGTACTCCTTTGGCCTCAAGCCCGAGGAACATCAACCATCCGGAACTTGCAACATGTCTCGTATCGATACAGCAACATTAAATCTTACTCTTACAAGTAAAACCGTAACTGCAACAACTGCAAAAGTACGTGTGTTCGCAGTAAATTACAATGTGCTTAGAATTATGAGTGGAATGGGTGGTCTTGCTTCAAAAAGAGGAGCAGAAAAATTACTATTAATAGTAATTAGTGGTTGTAAAGTAACAACTGCGACATTTTCAAAATGCGGGGACATCCTTAGGTATTCACTAACAAAAGTGAATTTGGATAATCCGCAGCCAATCTGGAATACTCCAGAAGGTTCAGAGACTAAATGGAAATGGGTATTTACTAACATAAGTAAATGCTTAAGATATAGTCCATCCCTTCGAGAAAACTTGAAGGTAGAGAGACTCCAATTAGATTGTTTTCAGTCTTATTGTTTTTGTATTGGGAATTTTTTGAGTTATTTAAGTTATTTTGATTCTTTAGATACTTTAAGAAGTATAAAAAGTAAAAAAATTAAATAGATATAATTGCTGTCTTAATTTTAGATTGTTTTTATTCATACAAGTCTCGCATTTTGCACTAGATTTATATATTTTTCTAAGCATTTTTCTTTAATTTTATCTTGTTTATTTTTATTCATGCAAGTTTCACATATTGCACTAGTTTTATATATTTGTCGAAAAGTCTTATTACAGTTTTCACCACACTTACATATAAAATCTATTTGTATATTCGGAGTTATTTTAATATCTTTAATAGATTCTAAATCAATCTTACAACCATCTCTTTCAATAATAGTCTTAAGCAAGTCAAGATTATACTGAACTCGTGCCATTATAATTTTGTTTATATCTCAAATATCTTTTTCAAATTTTATTTTAGATTGTTTTTATTTCTAAAGTTTTCTTATTATCAAATACCCATATTTCAAATGAGTATCCAGCGTCAATACAGGCTTGTCCTTTTAACGGCAAGTCTTCAATATCTTTTTCATAAGTCCAAGTGCTCTTTGTTTCAATAATCCTATTAGTTTGTGGCATATACGCATCACAATAGTATCTATGTTTTTGTCCATCTCTTTCATACCAGATTTCAGGAACTTTATTTCTTTCGGTTATAATGTCTTCAGAAGTATTACCTTCTGATACAAGTATATCTAAAGTTAAACCTTCATATCCTTGAATTCTAACAATTGTTCCACAAGGATAAGTGTAATCTTTAGATTTATATGCATTCCTACTTACTTGTTCTGCAAAATCTGCATTTTGCATAGGGTATGGGAATCCATATCTAATTATACATGTTTCTTTTGATTTCTCTCTTACTTCTTCGGATTGCATTGAATATGGAACTCCAAAATTTCGCATACATGTTTCTTTCATTTTCTCTCTGATTTCGGGTGATTGACTTGGATGTTCAACACTATATTTCTCTAAAAATATTTCTTTAAATTTATCTTTGAATTCGTTGGATTGGAAGAAATACTCAACTCCATATCTTTCTAAATATTTTTCTCTCATTTTTTCTTTAGTTTCTTCTGATTGACTTGGATGTTCAAATCCATAAACTCTTAAACATGTTTCTTTTGATTTCTCTCTTACTTCTTCGGATTGCATTGAATATGGAACTCCAAAATTTCGCATACATGTTTCTTTTGATTTCTCTCTTACTTCCTCGGATTGCATTGAATATGGAACTCCAAAATTTCGCATACATGTTTCTTTCATTTTCTCTCTAATTTCAGGTGATTGATTTGGATGTTCAACACCGAAATTTTTCATACATGTTTCTTTTGATTTCTCTCTCACTTCTTGGGATTGCATTGGATGTTCAACACCAAAATTTTTCATACATGTTTCTTTCTTTTTATCTTTGATTTCTTCAGATTGACTTGGATGTTCAACACCGAAATTTTTCATACATGTTTCTTTCTTTTTATCTTTGATTTCTTCAGATTGAGAAGAATATTCAAATCCATAAACTCTTAAACATGTTTCTTTTGATTTCTCTCTCACTTCTTGGGATTGCATTGGATGTTCAACACCTAAATTTTTCATACATGTTTCTCTCATTTTTTCTTTGATTTCTTCAGATTGACTTGGATATTCAACACCGAAATTTTTCATAGATGTTTCTATTTTCTTTTCTTTAATTTGTTTTGATTGAGAAGGGTTTACAACACCAAAATTTTTCATACATGTTTCTTTTGATTTCTCTCTCACTTCTTCGGATTGATTAGGATTTTCAACTCCATAAATTCTTAAACATGTCTCTTTTGTTTTATCTTGTTTAATTTTATTTGCACAATCTTGACAAAATGCTCTATTTTTAGACATCTGTCTAAAATTCTTATTACCTTTTTGCCCACATTTACATATAAAATCTATTCGTATATCTCTATTAATTTTAATATCTTTAATAGATTCTAAATCAATCTTACAACCATCTCGTTCAATAATAGTCTTAAGCAAGTTAAGATTATACTGAACTCGCACCATTATAATTTTGTTTATATCTCAAATATCTTTTTCAAATTTTTATTTGAAAGCTTTATATAAAAACTCTTTAATTCCTAAACAAAAAGTATATAAGAATTATCTTATCTTATAATTAAATGGCAATTGATAAGAGCGCACCTCAACTCACAAGTGGAGAGAAAGCTGCAGCAAAAAAACTTAAACACCAACAAAATCTGCAAAAATCAAATCCTGCACTTGCAGCAGAAAACAAGGCAAAATCCGATGCAAAACGAGAACGACGCAAGGAAGCTGGTTCTTCAAAAGCTTTCAAATAAACCAAGCTAAAAATAAAAATATGAAATGATTTATGAAAAATCTGAGTTAAATAAGTTAATCTGAAAAGATACTTAAATACAACACACATTTTATAATATATACTGATAATGGAAAAATCAGTTTATGGAGGCATTTATTGCTTTAGAAACATTATAAATGATAAAAGATATATTGGACAACATATAGGAACTAATTTTGAAAAGAGATGGAGGCAACATAAAAGCAAAAAGAACAAGTGCACAGGTCTTAAAAATGCAATAAATAAATATGGAATCGATAATTTCGATATATCTATAATTGAACTTTGTTATGAAGACCAAGATGCGTTGAATAACCTTGAAATACATTACATTGAACATTTCAATTCCCTAGCACCAAATGGTTATAATTTAAAGACTGGTGGTGCTAATGGAAGACCATGTGCAGAAGTTCGTGAAAGATCACGTAATGCACAATTAGGAAAACATATTGGTATTAAAAATATATTTTATGGAAAAGTTCATACAATGCAATCTAAAATTCTAATGAGTAATGCCAAAAAAGGTAAAACACCCAGTAATAAAGGTAAAATATATGGTATTTCTACCAGAATAAAGATGAGTTTAGCTAAGAAAGGATGTAGAGCTCACAATAAAGGTATTAAACTCAGTTTAGAAAAGAAACTTAAATTAAAACTTGGTAAAAAAGTATATCAATATACAAAAGATAATGTATTTATTAAAGAATGGAGATGTGCTCAAGATGCTTGTGAAGCACTAAATATAAGTAAAGGAAATGTGAGCAGTGTATGTAGAGGTATAAGAAGACTCGCTGGCGGTTTTATCTGGAAATTTGAAAGAAATGGACTAATTAATTATGTTAAGAAAGCAACTATCCCTAGAAAACCACTTACTATGGAAACTAGACTGAAGATGAGTGAGGCACGAAAAAATATTGTTTTCAGTGAAGAAACAAAGAAAAAAATCAGTGAAGCACGAAAAGGTATTGTTTTTAGTGAAGAAACAAAGAAAAAAATGAGCTTAGCAAAAAAGGGACAGAAGAAAGACCCTCCTACAGAGGAAACAAGGCGTAAGATAAGTGAAACACAGAAAGGAAAAACTTTAAGTGAAGAACAAGTTCTAAAAATGTCAAAAACTGTGTATCAATATTCAATGGATAATATCTTTATAAAAGAATGGGTTTCCGGTTCAGATGCCAGTAGAACATTAAAGATTAGTAATGGAAATATTAGTTCAGTTTGTAAAGGAGACAGAAATTCTGCGGGTGGGTTCATATGGAAATTTACTAAAGAAATAGTTTAAAAGACAAAAAAGCTTTCAAATAAACTATGGACTTTTTCCTTTCAATTTCTTATATAAAACAGCATATTCCTCATATTTATCTTTAAGTTCACTATAAACTTTATCATTAGGGAATGTATTCTTATATATATCGTCATGTGTGAATATTTTTTTACTTATTAGGTAGTCAAGATATTGCTTTTCAGATAATACATGTTTTAATTGACCACGAGATATTGTTTCATGAATTTCTTGTTTTATAATAGCTGTATCAATAGAATCTAATGTAGAATTATAGAAATCAAAACACCATAATACTCTACCTCTTATAAAATATCTATTTGGTTTAACTTCAATATCTGCAACAATATTATGTTTTGGTAAATCATTTATCTTTGATTTTGTATTATCATTTTCTATATCTTTAATAAGTTCTAATTGTTTTAAACTTCCATTATATAACTTACTTATATTTCTTAACATTCCCTCTGGAATATTGTTTAACCAATTAGATATATTAACTAAAAGATTTTTAATATCATTTATTTCCATTAAGCTTATTTTTGTAGAGTTTCGAATTACAGTTAATCGTGATTGGAAATAGTTTAAAAACTGTATTATATTTTTTCTTGTGACTTCATCATAGTTACTACTTTTTGCTTTAAATTGGAAATGTATCATAGGACCCATTGGAGGTACTTGATAATCTGATCGTATTATAGGTGATGGAGTTTTCATTGTAGTAGAATTTTCACATGCTTTTGTTAGTCTTTGGTGTGTAATTTTACCTTTATGAATAGATCTTCCAGTTAAAGGGTTTATAGATGGATTTTTACGAAATTGATCACATTGTATTTTTGTGACTTCCATTTTTAATTTATATAACATAAAATAAATATGAGTGAACAGGAAGAAATTGATTTCCAAAGATTTTTAACATTAATCGATTCAATCCATGATTATGGTGATACTGGTCGTGTGGAAAAAGTTCTTTCTAAATTAAGAAATAGTAATATTAATGTTGGAGAATTTGCACAAGCACAGGATAATACTTCTAATGCATCAAATATATCTAAAAAATCCTTTAATCCTGCCTTTTTAATTGATTTTATTATGTTGGGATACATGCACAATTACTTCAAGGAAATACTAGGTCTTAAAGCTAATCAACATTATATTGCAAATAAAGGTAATTGCACAAATACCACTAAAAACTATTTGAAAATGGATTCAATTTCCAAAAAAATTTGTGAGAAATTTTATTACCCTACATATGCAGAAAGAGTTGTTTTTAGATCAGTTAAACCTGAAGAATTAACAAAAGCAGTTCTATATGATTATATTAGTAATAAACGAAAGATAATTTATGACGAAACAGCAAATATAATAAATTTCACTACTAATACAAGTAATATACCTAATATACCTTCTGCTACATTAGTATTAGGTTCAAAAGCAAAGTCGACAGGTATTTTTGAAAAAACTAATGTGTTAGAGCAAAGCAAAAGTTTTTATAATATAATTACAAAATTTTTTAATAATTCTAATAAGATTACTTATGTAACTGATGCAAATAAGATTGATAAGAGATGGTATTGTGTTAATGGTGAGTCTGATACTTTCTATAATGGCACATTTATGAATTATGATAGTTTTAAACAAAATACTAATGCATTAAGTGGAGGTGCTAGTGAAGAAGAATTATTTAATAATACTTCTGAAGAAGAAAATAATGCTTCTCAGAATGTAATATTAAATACTTGTATTAAAGAGGAATTTCAAAATTATGAACTTTCAAATGATAAAGGAGAATTGATAATGTTTGAAAAAATATTAGTAAAAAAATTTAAAGATAAATATGGAGTTTCTCATAGATTACCTAATAATAATGAATACAATTTAGATTTAGATAGAGGATCAAGTAAAGATCCTCGTGGTCTCACATTATTCCTTTTACTATTTAATGAAATAAATAAGAAAACATTAGGATTTAAAGTATTAAACAAAAAAACAGTTGAAAGTATGAATTTGAAAGAGAAAATAGAAAAAGTAGGACTAACTGCTCTCAAAAAGACTTATAAAATATCATTAGATATAGATGAAGAAAGCAATGATTATGCTCGTCTATCTCCTGAAAATTTTGTATTAGCCTTATTTGATCTCAAACGCTCTATGGATTATCTATATGTTAAAGGATGTGCCGAAGCAAATAAAAAAGCAGAGAAAGGACAAACTTATGTATTTATATCTGCAGATCGCTCTGCAATTTGCTATTCACTCATGCTAAATAATCCGTGTATCCTTACACCAACAGTTCCTATCAAAGGTAGTGAAAAAGGAATTCAAAAAGTAATTCTATATAATCCGCAAGCATCTTCTAAAAAAACTTCTCAAGTAGATTTTTACAAAGAACTAGAAGAAGAAAAAGCTAAAGAGAATGCTGAAAGAGACGAAGAAGAGAAAAGAGAACTTTTAAACGCTATAGATATTGCCGCTATAGCTGAAAATGTTGCTATGAATGCTATTCGTAATGTAGAAGATATACCAGATGAAACACTTGAAAATCAATTAAAAACTCTAAATCAAAAACAATGTGAGACTTTCATAACTAATTTTAATGATACTACAAAAAATAAAATAGGTAATCCATTAAAAAATCAAGGTTCTCGTGGAAGGAAACCTGCTTTTGATAGAGATCTTCCAGAAATGAAAGCAATTAAAAACTATTGTACGGAAATATTGAAAGCTCTTCCAGTAGTTAAAGACCAAGTAAAAATAATAGACAAGAAAGAAATAATTAATAATTATATTAAAAAACTAAAATTAGATAAAAATACACGCCGGTCAGACCCCAAAGCAAAAACTAAATGTACTCCTGAACAAATTGATTGTGTTTTAACTGAATTATCTGCTAAATATAATATTACTATTGAAGAATTTTGTAATCATATAAAAGACAATAAAGAAGTAAATCAAACTATTAAAGACTTACTAAAGAGTAATCTTGCTTACAAAGAAATGTGCGCAAAGAAAAATATTAGTTTTGGTGGAAATCCAAATACAAATATTCAAAATATTATTCAAAATTTACAAAATAATGGATCACGAAAAGATTTACGATTACTATTAAAACAAGAAATTCCTATTGATAATGATTTAGATAGTATATGTGAAGTAGGATCTAAATTCTATATATTCTTGGATTTCTATGCTAAACTATCTCCAACTATACCATACTTTTGGTATATAGTATATAGGTCTCTATTCTTCTTCATATTTGGAGATGATATGGATAAAGCAACTTCAAATACAAATATTAGAATAAATAATTCTCAATTAAGACAACAAACAGTACAACAGACAGTACAACAGACAGTACAACAAACAGTACAACAGACTGTACAACAGAATTCAAGAGGTATTCAACAGAATAACCGAAATGTTCCTATTAAACAAGTTCAGCAATCTCGTCAAGTTCAACAAGCAAAACCCAAGAATAATATACAACAAAATAATAGTAATACAATACGACAAAGTGACCAAAATGGTGGCAAAAAGAAAATGAACAAAAAATAAACCAAACTAAAAAATAAAAATATGAAATCTTTTTTAACTTAAGAATATGTGAATATTCTTATGAATAACCAAATGCAATTATGGCCATTTAATAGACAAATCGTTTCTCAACAAAAACCCCAAAAAGGACTACAATATCCTCTATATGGAGAATATGTATTTTCACATACACATCACGGAATTTGTATTTGTGATGCAAGGGAACTTGTTGAGAATGTCGAAACATGGGCATTTAACAGGAAACTAAATATAGAACATGTGGATAATATTTACAATGACTTGAAAGATATGAAAATTCCTCATTTCATGGGAAGTATAAAGATTTTATCAGATAGTAAAGGTCATTTCCGTTTAGTAGATGGACAACATCGATTACAATCAATAAGGAAAATGTTAGATAATGATATTGAACACAAATGGAATATGGATATACTTGTTGAGATTTATAGTGTCGATGATTTGAATGGACAAGATGCTATAAATTTTTATCAGAAAGCGAATAAGAATTTAAATGTTACGATAGAAGACCAACCCGAGATAAATATAATGTCAATCATAAATGGTATATGTGCTGAACCATTATTCAAATGTTGTATAGTCGATAAAGATAAAGTAAATAGACCCCGTATTTCAAAAAAGAACTTATATGAACAATTTAAGAAATATTATACACCAAGTTCAATATTAACAATTGAGGAGATAGTTGATAAAGTAAAACATATTAATACACAAATTAGTATGAAAAATAATATACTATTATTTGGTTCAGAGGATAATGCCAAAATTATTCAAAAAGAACGAGCAAAGAAAATTAAATTTTATTTGAATATGGATTGTGATTACGATCCATCAGTATGGATTCCATATATCTATAATGGTCGAAAAATATAGATTATTTTTATTTTTAAGAGCCATGAATTAAAAAAATTTGAAAGCAAATAGTATATAATTTGTAATGTTTCAATTACAAGAACAAGACATGAAGCACCTATATGTGATAAACTCGACATACGGTAAGGTTCTTCTAATGATCTTACCGAAAATGTATAGACTTCAAATAGATAATATTGTTCGTTATGCCAAATTACGAGATTGTAAATATATGTCTGTGATTTGCTTGCGAGATAATGAAATTGAGGAGGATATATTAGAACAAGCAGAGATGTATGGCACAGGTATGATATTACAGACACTTCCAGATCTCACACAAAAAAATTATATTCCATGCTTGTTATGAAAAAAAAATTGAAATAAATAATTTATGATTTATTCACTAATTCAAACACAACTAACATAACAATGTCGCTAATGGATAATATGGAAATCCTCAACACTTCCGTTGGTAAGATCCTGTTGATTGTTGTTCCCAAGTTGAGTGCTCTTGATATGAATATTGTAGTATCATATGCCTTTGTAAATAAGTGTACGTATATGTCAACGATTGCTGTAAATACAGGAGAAACAGAGGAAGAAGTAATTAAGAAGGCAAAGACAGATAGTACAGGAATGGTCTTGTTGAAAATTCCAGAGATTACTTCTCGTGTTCCCGAAGAAGATGAGGAAGAACACGAATGTGGAGAAGGTTGTGATCATTCTCATGGAGAAGTTAAGGAAGTAGATGATGAAGACGAAGAACATCCTGCTGATGATGAGGCAGCTGAACCAGAAGATGAAGAAGAAGAAGAGGATACAAAGTAGCCATATAGACAATTTTATGTAATTGCCGTTATAAAAATAAAAAAATGAAAGAACTATAAATATTATTATTATTAAAATATAAGAAACCAAAGATGCCTTCAATTGCGTGTCAAACGGATTTTGAGTATGAAATTATTGAGACACCTGATTATTATGTACCTGTAAATAAGATGTGTGAATATTATACTTATAATCCAACAGTACGAACAATTGTATTCAGTTTGTATTGCAATAATAAGAAGCCTGATATAGATATGAATAAGACAACAATGACAGAATATAGTAAGTTAAATGAAGAAGTACTTCAGGGTATGATTGACGATATGGATAGTATGGCAAATGCTTTCGAAGCAAGTCTCTAATGTTTCATTTCTTCTTGAATAGTTTTACAAGTTGTTGTTTTGAAGGTGACTTTGTTGTTTGAGTAGTGATAAAGTATAACAATATGACCATCATTATGGATTACAAGTTCAATAGTTTTAACAGTTTTAGGTTTTTTGTTATATATAAAATGGTATATTTTTTTGAGAGTTTCTTTACTGCATTTATGTTTCTTCTTAATATATACTTTTTTGTTATTCTTGATCTTATATGTTCCTCCATAAAATCCCTCATGTAATATAGCACCAGATATAGATATAGGTTCAGATATAGATAAATTATTTAGTGGAATAACTGGTGTATTTGTAGGAGTATTACTAGGTATATTATTAAAACCTAGTTGAATAATATATTTAATATATTCTGAATCGGGTTCATCAAATAAATCTTGTAATGATTTATAAATATATTTAGAATTTTTTCCAATACAGAATTTACATGTAACATTTGATAAATCTGTTAAATTAGATTTTATATCTTGAATATTCATATTACATTCTTGTATGTTATTACGATTAAGAGTTTCTTCATGTTCATTTGTCTTCTTATTTAATTTATTGTATGGTTTAATAGTATATTGTGTCTTATGTATCTTAAACAAATCTTTACAATCAGGATCAGGCCCGAAACTATAATGTGATCCAATAATTCCGTCTCTGTGTGCGTCATTTTTAGCATTATATATACCTTTTTTATATGGTTGATCTGGTACATATACATAGAACCAACCCATGTCTAATGATGACATATATAACTCTTTATCTTTATAAATAATCTTATATTCGGCGTAGCGAACAACAATAGATCCGTCTGATTTCTTAATAACATAACCAATATCAGGTGGAACTTTTTCACTTTGGTCTATTATATTATTATAAAATTTATAAAAATCTTCACTTGATCTTATGGAAGATAAAGATGATGTTCTTCTAAATGATCCATTAATAGAAGGTGGTCTAGATGGAGAAGTATATTGTTGTCTAGATGGAGAAGTATATTGTTGTCTAGATGGAGAAGTATATTGTTGTTGTGATGGTGATAATGTAGGAGAAGTTTGTCTACCCCAATTACTATATTGAGAACCTCTTGTTGGAATTAGTGGTGGTAAACTAGGAGAAGGTTGTTTGTTTCTTCGGCTTCTTTGACTTCTTACTGGTGCTGATAGCCAAGCAGGTACATCTGAAACTGGTACATCAGTAAATGGTGTAGTTGTTCTTGATTGTATTTGCGGTGGGATTGTTGATTGTCCTTGTGGTGGATTAAATCGATCCATTACTATTATTATAATAAAATATAATAATATTGTAGTAGGAGGTGGTATAGCTGGTCTATACACTTGCTATAAACTAAAAGAATTTAGTAATAAAGTATTATTTGAAAGTACATATTGAATATGAACAATTACAAAAAAAATTTAGAAAAGAACCAAGTCTCTAATGTTTCATTTCTTCTTGAATGGTCTTGCAAGTTGTTGTTTTTAAGGTGACTTTGTTGTTGGCGTAGTGATATAATATAACAATATGACCGTCATTATGGACTACAAGTTCAACAGTTTTTGCTGTTTTAGGTTTTTTGTTATATATAAAATGGTATATCTTTTTGAGAGTTTCTTTGCTGCATTTATGTTTTTTATTAATATATACTTTTTTGTTATTCTTAATAATATATGTACCTCCTTGTTTTCCTGAATGTAGTACATCACCAGCTCCAGATATAGTTTCGGATCTATATGAATTATTTCTTGGAATAACTGGTGTATTTGTAGGAGTATTACTAGGTATAATAGTAAAACCTAGTTGAATAATATGTTTAATATATTCTAAATCGGGTTCATTAAATGAATTTTTTAATATACCGATAGATTTAGATTTTTTTCCAATACAGAATTTACATGTAATATTTGATAAATCTGTTAAATTAGATTGTATATCTTCAATCTTCATATTACATTCTTGTTTGCTATCACGATTAAGAGTTTCTTCATATTCATTTGTATTCTTATTTAATTTATTGTATTTTTTAATAGTATATTGTGTCTTATGTATCTTAAACAAATCTTTACAATCAGGATCAGGTCCGAAACTATAATGTGATCCAATAATTCCGTCTAGGTGTGCGTAATTTTTAGCATTATATATACTTTTTTTAAATGGTTGATCTGGTACATATACTTTTTTAAATGGTTGATCTGGTACATATACATAGAACCAACCCATGGTTAATGATCTCATATATAACTCTTTATCTTTATAATTAATCATATAGTCGGGACTACTAGCACAAATCTGTCCGTTACTGTCCATATAAATATAAGCATTAACACTACCAAATGGAACTCTTTTACTTTGTTTTCTTATTTTTTGATAAAATTCATCAAAATTTGATGTTGGACGATTATTTGATGTTGGACGATTATTTGATGTTGGACGATTATTTGATGCTGGACGATAATTTGATGTTGGACGATTATTTGATGTTGGACGATTAGATACTGGTAATGATAGTGCATGAAGAAGATTTGGTTTAATAGATTGAGAAACAGATGATTGTGTTCTTCGTCTGTTTTTATTTTTAGATGGTACATTTTCCCATGGTTGTTGCGGTTGTTGTTGTTGCGGTTGTTGTTGTTGCAGTTGTTGTTGTTGTTGTTGTTGTTGTGCTCGTAACATCGAGCGAGTCATCACACCAGAAGTACGAGATAGAGAATTTGTTGTTGGAATTGGTGGTGGTAAATTAGAAGAATATCCATCTGAAATTGACATATCAGAAAATTGTGTATTTATTCTTGATTGTAATTGTGATGGTATTCTTTGTCCTTGTTGTGAATTAGATTGATCCATTATTATTATAATAAAATATAATAATGTATATAAGGAGTATCCTATATTTTACTAAAATACTAAAATAATGAATAAACTCTTTTTACTATTACCATTTATTTTACCAATTGAGTGGGATTGGAGAGATGTAAATGGTATTAATTATTTATCTCCTTTAAGAAATCAACATCAACCATTGGGGAAGCATCATATATTATGTGGTGTTTGTTGGGGAATGGCCTCAACATCTGTAATGGCAGATAGGATGAATATAAAAATGAAGAAGAATTCTTTAGATAATTTTCTATCAGTCCAAAATATATTGGATTGCTCTGATGCTGGTAGTTGTGATGGTGGCGATGATATTCAAGTATATAATTATGTAATGAAGAATGGAGTTCCAGCTGAAACTTGTAATGTTTGGACATCAGAGAGTAAAGAATGTCGTAAATCAATGGATTGTTATACTTGTCATTATAATGGAACTTGTAGTCCTATTAAAAATTATAATAGATTTTTCATAGAAAGTTATGATATGATAAAGGGTAAAGATAATATAAAATATGAGATATATCGTAGAGGTCCAATAAGTTGTAGTATTGAAGTAACAGACAATTTTGATAATTATCAATCAGGTATATATTCCGAATATAAGGAAAATATTAAACCAAATCATGTGGTAAGTATAATAGGATGGGGTCAAGAAGAAGGTAAAGAGTATTGGATAGTGCGAAATTCATGGGGAGTATATTTTGGAATGGATGGATTTTTTCATATAACGACGGATTCTTTATAT